TATTAACAATGACCCTACATTTGAACTAGTGATTTTTGATATTAAGGGTCAGAATTATCTTAAGCGTTGGTGGTGTAGTACTTCGGCTAAATATTGTGTACAATTGTGTAATATTTTGGAATAGTAGGTGAATGCTAAACTACCTATAAAATAAGAATAATAATATGACAATAGAATATATGAAATTACATAGTATTTTCAAATATTCTTTCCTAATTCGTATACTAGCAACACCGCTATTGTATTTTACTAGAAACAGTATTCCCTACACTGTATTACTATTAGTACTATTAGATATTATAGATTGTAATCCACTAGTATTAAAACTAGTTAGAAAATACAAAGAATCTACGGGTAAGCCTACAGAAAAGGAGTACTGTAATACAAATCACCACTATGTAGTACTAGATAAACTAGTAGATATATTACAGTATTGTATAGCTATATATTTCTTATCGCCACTACTTCCGCTAAACATAATACACATCCTATTAGGATTTACACTGATGCGGCTAGCCGGCGTTTTTCACTATTCGGCAAATAAAAATCCACTAGCATTTGTATTGTTTTTTGATTTTATAAAAGAGTACTTATTATTATTCTATGTCTATTATCCTGATTTCACTATGGGCCTTTTAGTAGAAACAATGATTATAAAAATAGTATTCGAGTACTACATGCATAAACGTGCTGTCTTTAGTACCTTATATGAATTATTGTTTGATTAGACTAGAGGCCAAGCCTAAGGTAATCTAAATTGAACTATAATATTTTTATTATAGCACACCAAAACCCTTCAAATATGACGATGCATATTTCACACCTTCCGGCCGAGATCCTCCTGAACATTAAGCCATTCCTAAACAAAAAAGATTGGTCCAAGGCTGTAACTACACTGAGTCTCGAGTCCGTCCGAGGCTCTATCTCGGTTGACCTAGATGAGGACCAGAGCCTAAAATATTGCGCCGATCCCGAGTTTCGCGATGCTACTAACAAAACCGTTGTGTACCCTAGCAAGCAGATATCCCTCGACCTCCACAAGACCAGCTTCGCCGACATTGCCGACTATTTGGAATACATAAGTAGCATCTATACACTGGACTTGTCTAACTGTAGTGGTATCACCGATGTGTCGGCGTTTAGTCGCATTCATACACTGGACTTGTCTAACTGTAGTGGTATCACCGATGTGTCGGCACTTGGACGTGTTCACAAACTCACCCTTTACTGTTGTGAAGGTATTACAGATGTCTCGGCACTAGGCCGTGTCCATACTCTAGACTTGTCTGGTTGTCAGGGAGTTACAGATGTTTCGGCCCTCGGACGTGTCCATACTCTAGACCTGTCTGGTTGTCAGGGAGTTACAGATGTGTCGGCCCTCGGAAGTGTCAATACCCTGAAGTTTTCATTTTGTGACAACATCACAGATGTGTCGGCACTGGGTCGGGTCAACACCCTCATCTGCCAACATTGCCCCAACATTACAAACGTGTCGGCTCTCAGCAATGTCCACACACTAGACCTTTCCTACTGTCAGGGAATTACAGATGTGTCTGGTCTCGGAGGTGTGTATGACCTCAATCTTTCCAACTGTATCCTTGTTACCGATGTGTCGGCTCTCGGAGGCGTTCATACAATTAGCCTGTCTCGTTGCCGTGCTATTACAGATGTGTCGGCTCTTGGCAATGTCCACACACTGTACTTGTATTATTGTGACAATATCACAGATGTGTCGGCTCTCGGTAGCGTTCATACACTGGCGTTGAATTCATGTCATAGTCTTAGGGATGTTTCGGCTCTCGGAGGTGTCTATAATCTAGACTTGTCCTGCTGTGGTGGCATTTCAGATGTTTCGGCACTCGGCGGTGTTCATAAACTTACTCTGAGGGATTGTCACAAGATTACAGATGTGTCGGCTCTTGGTGGAGTTCATACACTTTTCCTAGAAGGCTGTAACAAAATCAAGGATGTTTCGGCACTTGCCAACGTCCACATACTCGACATTAGCCGTTGTCCTCGTATTACTAACAAGTCACTTCTCACAAATGTGAAAAAACTTCTCTGCTAATGCTAGGTACTATGTAAATTATGTAAATAAATTATATTATTACTTTGTACTATTATTTCATAGTACAGAATAATTTATTACTATAATATAAATGGCAATATACGGTGATCCAGAATGGCTATATGATGAAGAAAATATGCCCCCAAAAATTATTGTAAACAGTGTCTTGTTAATATTAGCGGCCCACCACTATTACAAAGCTGAATATGAACTAGCTATACCTTTCTTTTTGATATTCGCAATATCTATACTTTTTCACCTAGACAAAAAGAAGGAAGTACTATTAGATCGTATAGTAATGGTCTTTATCTTCTCTCACTTTTTCCATACATTCTATCATAAAATACCCTTTTCTATATTCTTAGCAATTGGTTTAGCATCTTTACTGTTTTGGTACATGACAGATGACCGTATCCTATACATACTATACCAATTAGCTGGTTTAGGACTTTTCGTAGGTTTCTATGAAATTTCATACAAATATAAAATACCTATAACCGCAGCAGCCCTCTATTTATTATTTGGCGAAGTGTTAGAAAAAGGATGGTTTCATGCCCCTAAACATTTAGGGGCTTTGGGATTAGGATTGCTCCTATAGATTGAGTAAATTCGAATTTTATAAAATATTATAATTATGTTATAATATGTTATAAATGGCTATCATAAAAAGATTCACGCTGATAGAAAAGCTAAAAGATCCAGAATGGTACTATAGTAACCAAAATACAAAGGCTAAAATACTATCGAATCTAGTATTCCTAGGAATATCTATATACTACTTCTACAAAGAGAAATATGAACTATCTATATTATTCTTCTTCCTGTTTTGCGGTTCTACAGCTTTTCATATAAAACCCAGTAAAGATACACTTTTTATAGACCGGTTAGCAATGGTACTACTTTTCGCCAAGTTCTTCAACCTATTCTATCCCGAAATATCATTTACAACATTCGGTATTGTAGGAATTATAACAACAATTATATGGTATAAAACCGAGGATCTCCTATGGTATTTCCTATATCAACTAGTAGGTATTCTTCTGTTCCTAGTACATTATCCTATGAATTTTATGTACAAAGGTATTATATCTACATTATACATACTAATTACTTATAGTCAAATGTTAGAGAAGGGTAAGTATCACGCACTAAAACATCTAGGATTAGGTGCGCTATCACTGCTTATAAGCTAATATTCACCATCGTGTTGTAGATAGTGGACATTAAGTGCCCCAACACGGCCGAAACGTTGCGCACGACCAATGACTTGTGTTTCCAGTGCCTTTGTTAATTTGTGATAGATGATAATATCTGTAGTTTCGGGGATATTAAGCCCACTACCATAACTATAGGCATTTAATAGGATACATTTGAGGTTACTATCGGGATTGCGAAAACTCTCTAGTCGCTTATTTACTACTAGATTGTTACCACCTAGTTTTGTAGATTCAATATAGTGGTCATTTAGCTTTTCAAATAGTTCATTTAGACTGTTCTCGTATAGTGACACTACTAGAAATTTGCCATGGGGGTTACGTTGAATAATTTTAATAAGCATATCTAGTTTATTTAGTAGCTTCGGTTCAACCTTAGTTGAACTATGAAACGCCTCTATTTCTTTCACGGTATCTTGTGGTAGGTCAACTTGTACAATAATATCATCTTCGGTGATAGTCGCACGGCAGAATGGGCACATAGGGTTTGCTTTGTAGGAACACTGGATACAAGTTAGGCAGAATACATTTTTACAGCACATTGTAATAGTAGGTACTTCAGCGTCACTATTACAGACAAGACAGAAACGATTTTGTACACGATTTTCAATGAGTTGAATCTTGGCCTTAATCCCATCAATCTTGTCCTGAATATTTTTTAGGGCCATTTGTTTAGAGTCGTCAGTATGATAGGTTAGTGTAGATTTATAGTCATATTCGCGCTTCTTGTTCTCCAGCTCTTTAATAAGCATATTTGTAGAAAGTTTAATAATATCATTTGATGATTTAAGAAGATTAGACGTGCCTACTTGTTCCATAGCGCCTTTAAGGTCATCGCCTTGTAACATTTGGATAACTTTATCATCTAGGATACCTTTGAGTACTTTAACAGCTTTAGGGGTGAAGCAGTTGACGTGGTGTAAAATAGGTTTAGGTAGGTCAAAACTGGCCTGAATGTATTCATCTTTGTTCTTGAAAAAGATGAGATTGTAAAAGGGAAAACTATTTTGTTCTAGTTCCATAAAGGTGTTTTTAATAAATCCAGTACAACGAATACCATCGATAAGTTTGTTTTCCCAGTAACGAGAGTGTGGCATAAGTAAATTCTGAATAGAACTTGTTACAAACCAGTAAAAAATAGCACTAGGTTTATAGCAATTAGGAATATGAATTGTATCAGCTTCGTCGTAGATAATACGGTCATAATTCATCTGTGCTACAGATTTATTTCCAATCTTAGTAGTCATAAATTGGGTGTAAAAAGTGGCACTAACAATAACTAGAGGCACATTAAAAAAATCTTCCATATTAGAGTACTTTAATTTGCCCTCTTCGCCATCTTCATACAGGTTAAGATGTTCGCGCTTATTTACAATTTTGTATTGTAGACCGGGTACGTAGTTATCAATATATAGCCGCCACTGCCGTACAAGTGTATGGGGTAGTACTAAAATGCTACTATGAATACGGTTAATATTAGGATTGCTAGATTCATGGTCAACGATTGTGACGCTTGTTGTGTTGCCATAACTAAAAAACTTATCACGAGGCTTATTTTGTAGTTTATTGTTTTTGATAAGTAGTAAGATAGGCAATGATTTACCAGCACCAACTACATCACCTACAACACCAATATTGGTATTAAGTGTAAAACGACTATCGGGTTTAATGCTATTGTTTTCTAGGTTAATAAGGTGGTAAAGCATTGTTTTTTGATGGTTACGAAGAGCAGTATTCTCGAGACCAGAGAAACTTTCTTGCCGAGGACTATTTTCATCTAGATTACCATACATAACAGTATCAATGGATTGCTTTAGAAACTTTTGGCCGGTTGTGGTATGATAAGTATAGCCAGTAGCAGCTAGGTCAATGTTTTTGTAATTAAGCATTTTTCTATAAGATGTTGTTAAACAAATCCTTATATCAATTTTGGCGGATTATTATTAATTTATAATTAAATATATACATTAGTTTTGTGGTAAATATGTTATTCCGTAAATTAGAAATAAATGATTATAATTTAGGATACTTACAACTTCTAGAACAACTAACCAGTGTTGGAGATATATCTTATGACGAATGGACTAATAGATACAAAGAAATACAGAATAATCCGTGTATACAGATTTGGGTTATGGTTGATACCGTAAAGTGCCAAAACACTTTTGGCACTGCGGAACCCGCACTCCACGGTACAAATACTATAATCGCTACTGGAACTATAATAGTTGAACCTAAATTTATTCATAATAATGGTAAAGTAGGGCATATAGAGGATATAGTTGTGGATAGAGATAAAAATGGTTTAGGAATTGGTAAAAAAATAATAGATGATCTAGTGAATATTGCTAGAAATAATGGTTGTTATAAAGTTATACTTAATTGTTCTGAAACAAGTGTTGGGTTTTACGAAAAGGTAGGATTTAAAATAAAGGAAAGACAGATGGCATTTTATTTTTAGTTTTTAGTTTTTAAAAAGTGTAATATAAATATTAATCCATTTATATTAAACTTATATGTTATTAGAGTAATTCATTTACTAGATTTAGTGCTAGTTCGCGAGGTCCCATCTGTAAAACACTGGCTATTTCTAGGTTACTTGTGCCTTTTAATCCTAGTTGTTCCTTAACTAATTTACGTTGGACTTTTTGTAAATCTACATATTTATCAAAGTAGTTATCAATACGTTTCTCGGTGCCGTTATTGACACCTCTAAGGACAACTTGTAGTTCTAGTAGTTCACTGTCGGTTAACCTATCACGAAGAGCACTATAAATAGCTATATCATCTCTATTTATTAATTTGTTTATTTTAGCATTAGGGATGTTTAGGAGTTGTAGATATGTTTTAATATCCTCGACTGTTTTCGACATTTATTATATAGTTAGAATATTTATACAAAATAATTATAAAACAAGGGATTGGTCGAGGGACGAGCTATCATCAAACGACGAGCCATTACAACCACAAATCCACTCTTTGAGCTTCTTTATGTAGCCACCGAACATTTCAATTAGTATAAAGGCGGCAACCGAGATGAGGGTGATAACGAGGTCGTCGCGGCTACTAACAGCATTAGTAGGTACTTTGTAAACAACTAGGTAGATGACGGCGCCAAAGATAGCGTATTTAAGAAAGAGGTTAAAAAATTCCTTGAAATTCATTTTCTATTATAACTTAATATAATATTTTTATCTATAATATCATTTATAATATCATTTATAAATAGCTAGATGGAACCATATTATCTATATATTCTAATCATATCTATAACTTTTCTATTATTTGTTTATTATATTTACACTAGAATGTATGGACTATTTGCTATATATAATTGTGTAACTACGGATATGTTATGGAAAATTGGTAGTGGTAAAATTTTTAATTGTTTTCGAGGAACACCTAAAACGTGTAAAAATGTAGATAAATATAGTATCTATGGGTTTTGTTACGACCCAGATTATTATGGTGTCGGTATAGGCGAAGAAAAAGGCCCATACGGTTATAATTGTAGTGATTGGGTATTTAGTAAGGATGACTGCTATCCAGAAACATGTGAGCTAGCTAATGTATCTAATCGTTTCGGATGGTGTGTAGATTATAATAGGGCGTATAGAGGTACATCATGTGGTCCAGATAAATCATATGGTATAACTTGTAAAAAATGGATTTGGAATGACCCTTCTAAGTGTCCCAGAACATGCCCTAAACCAACTACAAAAACAATGCCGAAATGCCCGCCTAAAAAGAAAATACCTAAATGTCCTATTAAAGATAAATGTATATGTGAATAATTATGCTTCAACTAAAATCTTTTCTATTTATATAATTAGAATGAGCTTCAATAGATTAATTTATGATGGTTGTGCGTACAAAAAGACTTTAGAAGAAAGCACTGGAACTCTTTCGTATGTTCTCGATCCTATTAAATACGAGAACTGTTCTAAGTGCCGTGTAGAATTTGGTGTTGTAGGTGGTACAAATGTTAGTCACAATAGAGGCAACTTAGTAGACATTGAAAACGAGCTACTTAACATTACTAGAAAGATTAGTAAGTGCCCTAGCAAGAAATATGCTCCTAAGTGCCCTAAGGGTACTAAGGATGACAATGGCTTACCTTGTGGTCCCTACCAATTAGCTGATAAGCATCTCAAGCCTTGTACACTAGTTAAATATAGACCACGTGCCGATAGTGTTGGGTATGACCTTAACTATCAACTATGTGCCCCTAGAAAGTAAAAACGTGCTAAAAATACTAAATCTTAACCTTTGTTCACATAAACACCCTACATGTAGGGTGTTTAAGTGACAAATCTGTTACCATTATGTGAATAATGGTTAAAAATACTAAAAATAAAATAATTTAGATATGTTCTAATAATTAAATATCATTAGAATATATATGGCTAGTCCTATTAATACATTCACAGCTATTTTATTTATAGTATCGGCAGCTATATTTACCCTTAGTCTTATGTATGTACATAATCTAAAAAATAAAATGAACTATACTAATTTTAGAGAAACAGAGGGTGAATATAAAACTGGTATGGGTAATATAGGAGAAGGTGATAGAATACAATTTATTAGTAGATGTAATAAGGTAAATCAACAACTAGAAGGCCTTCTATCTAATCAATTGATTTCTGTAGATAATAATCATAAACAGCTACTAATGGAAAAAAAACAATACATCAAGAGTATTAAAGATATAGTTAACGACTTATCCTTTAATAATCGTCAACATTTTGAACAACTTCACCTTATATTAAAAGAAATACACAGAGATGTAGAGGGTCAAAATAAAAGAATAGTATCCCTAGAACAAAAGGTATCCAAGGGAGATGCTATGAAAAATGAATTGGCTAATATGTTAATTCAGAGAATGGTAAATGACAGTTCTAAAAAAGCTCTCAAGAGTTCCAAATTACAAAATTTACTTGAAAGTGAAGGTACGGGTTTTGAAAATAAGGAAGAAGAACTAAAAATGTTAGAAAAATACATCATCAAAACTATTAGAAAACAACTAAAGCAAGAAATGAGTAAGACTGTATCACAGCAACCTATCGGTAAGACTGTATCACAGCAACCTATTAACCCTAACATAAATAATGAACTAGAACGTAAACTAGAACTAATGGATTTAGTTAATCACAAACTACGTACAATGGAAAATCTCTATAGAAATCTACATAGTCCTAACAAGAAACAAATTATAACTGTTATTAAGGAACCAGTACAAAAATCTATCACACCCTATGTATCTGGAGAAGCAGAAGTTGAAACCAAGAAGGTTAGAAAGCTACCTAAATGTTCCTCTAAACTTCTAAAATCCAAAAAACACTCACTAAAGTTAAATAAGAAACCAGATGAGGCCAACACCTACTATGTAACAGATGATGAAGATTAAAAATAATAACCTATGCCTTCATTACCCCCTTTAGTGCCCCATGTGATACATAGTCAACGATTTTAACATCTTCGATAGACCAGTCTTCTAGTTTATCACGACTGTTTACTATTTGTAGGTTACAAAAATTCATAGGTGTTCTAGTGAGTTGTTCTAGAACACACTCGCGGTGTTCTTCGTAAATATGTGCGTCACCTATACATATTCTAACCTTTCCTGGTACATATCCAGTCATACTACAAAATATACTAATTAATAAAGCCGTAGAGGCTATATTAAAGGGTAATCCTAAAAACAAATCTGCCGAGCGTTGATACATCTGGCAACTTAATTTACCATCTTCTACATAAAACTGGTATAGTACATGGCATGGTGGTAGGCACATTTGGTCTAGTTGATTTGGATTCCAGCCACTAAATATGATACGACGACTAGTCGGATTATCTTTTAGCTGTTTTAGACAGTTGTAGAGCTGGTCGCGAGGGGTTTCGAATTGTATAGGTACTCCGGGTGTGTATTCACCATTAAAATTACGCCACTGGAAGCCATAAATAGGCCCCGCCATTCCTTCCGGATAATCTAGTCCCAAGTTGTCTAAAAATTCTTTTGTGGTATTACCATCCCAAATATGTACACCTTTCTTTTTAAGGTGGTTAGCATTAGTATCGGCTTTAAAAAACCAGAACAACTCTTCAATAATGCCTTTCGAAAACATCTTTTTGGTGGTCAATAGTGGAAATCCACACTGTGCTATATCAAACTCTACACCTTTCCCAAAAGTACTATAAGTAACACCATTGCGCGTATCTCTCTTAGAACCACAGAATAGTACTTCTCTTAGTAATTCTAAATAAGAATACTCGGGGCTGTAGTTTCTATTCCATATCTCAAAGACTCTTATACCCTTCTTATCCCTAGATGTACTAGTAGAAATTGTGTAATTTTCTACTAGTTCCTTGTAGGGAAACATAGTATCACAGTTATAATCCTTGTCTATATGGGTTATATGAAAGCTATTAATCCAACGATGCTCTATAAAAACCTTGTAGATTTGGGAACCACCAAACACAAACACCCTGTCTATATCACCTAAGGTATAATAACGATTAAGAACAGCTATATACAACTCTTTAGGATTGGTAAAATACTGTATATTATTAGCATTAGAATTAGAATCTCTAGATGCTCTGCTTAAACACCATAGTTCTCTATTAGAATTATTAGAAAACTCTATAGGAAGTGTATTAGCTGTTTTAGAACCAACAATAATGATATTCTTTTTTCCTATAGGGGCCATAGTCGTAGTAATACGTACATGTTCTAAATCACCCAAACTATCACTTAGCCATGGTAAGATACCCTCTTTAGATATACCATAGTTTTTATCATAGCATACAATAGCTTCTATTTTCATCTTTGTATGATTTACAATATTTAAGTGTGTTTAAGTGGTTTTAATTACCGTTAGTACTTGTATAAATTGATTTAAAGGTATAGTAATCTTATAAAGACACTCATAATATTATACAAATAAATGGAGTCATTTGAAGATTTGGAGGATTTATGTACGATGGTCGGAGACCCAAAAGGTCAACAAATCCGAGGCTATCCGACGAAGGCCGACATGAAAGTAGCTACGAGGACACTTATTTGTAAGATAGGCACCCATATAAATATTGAGAAGGTTATAGAAAAGGTTAAGTTAGAACAGGGTAAGATAGAAAAGGTTAAGTTTGGTAATAAGAAGGATGTAGAGGAAAAGAAAGTAGGTACGGATAGTACCAAAGCATTTAGGAAAAACAAAAAGACTAAGAAACACTTTTACAATCAAGTAACACTAGTAATAAAACCGTTCCCAGAGCGTGAAAATGGTGTAAATACTAAGATATCTGAAAATGGTAGTATTCAAATGACTGGTCCTAAAACAATTGAGGAAGGCCACCAAACCATTCGTAAGATGTTAGAGTGTCTATATAGTTACGATAATCAAATCTTTTATAAAAAGATCCGGCCAATTAAATCAGACAATTCTAGTGTAGATACAGATGAAACTAAGGATACTAAACTAACAGATGATAGTAGTGGAGAATATACATTAGAATATTTTAGCCAAGAGGAACTAGACAGTATTCCTATAATATCTACAAATTGCGAATTAATTATTGTTAGTTTTCAGTTGCCCTTTCTAATTCATCTAAACAAGTTTAATACTATTCTAAAGGAAAAATACAACCTATTGAGTATTTTCGGAACTAGTAGTTATCCTGGAATTAATACAAAAATTACATATAGCCTAGATTGTACTGCCACGGAACACACTAAAAAGAAGAAGCGGTATCTATGTAACTGTCGCGACATGAGTATTTTTACATTTCGTACAGGCAAGGTAATTATTACTGGTTTCGAAAAGATTGAAAAGATTGAAACAATCTTCGAACAGTATCTAGAAATTGTCAAGGCGGAAGAGTATAATATTAAGATTGACCCCAATAAGTGTGATGTTTCGGCACTAGATAAGAAATGTCGAGTAATGGAATTTAATGGTAAGGTATTTGAAGTTGTAGATAGGTTTTAGAAAAATATTATAGTTAATATTATAATAGTTGTTAATAGTAGTGATGTCACTAGTAGTCCTAGTATTTATATTTTTGCTTTGTATATATTTTTTAATGTATTTAAGTACGGTAAGGGAAGGCTATTTAGATAGAAATGAGGATGTTTACACTGGTAAAAAGAGTTTCAAATTAGGTAATAAAAGCGTACCTTTTACTGACCCAGATTTAATAAAAATGGTATTAAATCAGAATGACTATAGTTCTGAAAAGAAAATGGTTAGTTACTCGGATATGACTAAAGCCAAAAATTCTCCTAGATTTTTCCTAGATGAACACCGACAAGAGTTTATAGAAGATGTACCTTTTTCACCACATATTATTCTAAATAGTTATGGAGATTTAGATATATCTAGTAAAGTAAAATTACCGCAGCCTGATGATGAAGAACTAGATAACATAGATGAATTAGATAAATATGACCAGAGGACATTTGAAAATGAAGACGACTATTGTATTAAAAACAAACACCTATTACAATGTGTATTATCCGAAAGAAATTACAAATGTTTCGGTAAGATAGAGTTTACTAAAAAGGAATGTGAAGCCGAAACGGACCTAATAGGCAATAGAGTAAAGCCTGGTGTTTGGGATAGGCGCTGTGTTGCCGATGAGGACTGTCCATTCTACAAAGCAAATAAAAACTATCCAAATACTTTCGGTAAATGTAATGGTAATGGTTATTGTGAAATGCCAAGAGGTTTAGTACCAGTAGGTTATAGAAATTATGAAAAAAATAGCCTACCTAATTGTTATAACTGTCTAGATAAAAAGAGTGGAAAGAGAATTGTAGATAAGTGTTGTAGTAAACAGAAGAACCCCGATTATATGTTCGAAAATGACATTGGTATAAGATATAAGAATAGAAATAAATTAGAGGAGAAGGGTTTAGCTACAATAACAAATGACAATTACGATAAAGAATTTAGAGCTTTAGAGAAAAAAATAAATTATAAATAAAGATTGTTGGAATTGTTGTAATTATTTATTTTCTAAGTTATATTTAGATATAGATATAAATGGCAGGCTCTTGGGAAAGAACTAAATTCGATGACAATGAATACAAGAATTACATCAAGGAAACAACTGGACCGCTTCTCTACCGCTTAGACCCTAACCGCTTTTACAACTGCCAAGAATGTAGACCGGAACAACCTGGTTACATTGGCACTGGTGTAAGTACTAGCAAGAAAGATACTTTAGTTAATGTAGAAAGTGAATTAAAGGGTATTACTAGACCTCTTACTAGAGATCCTAAAGGCAAATACCTACCGTGTAAGAAGCCCGGTGGCTCGCTTAAGCACATGCCTTCGTGTAACATCATGACTGATGAAACGCGCATGTCTAACCCCGCTTGTAACCTTCGTGGTACTGGTGTTAGTCAACACATCTTCTATGAAGTATGCCAAAACCCTCAAGAAATAAGTACATTAGAACACCCTGGTAAAATCCTTATTGATGACAGACAGGCCGCTAAGGACTGCCATAGACCCTCTCCTCATGCTCCTATCGATGTTAACCCCAGTCTCCCCAAGGATACTCAACGTGTTAAGATGCCCAAGTGCTGCCCTACCAGCGCTGGTTGGGAGCTCGAATGTGTCTTCACGGATCCCCTATTCAACAACTACCAAAACATTAGACAACACAAGAACTTACATGTTCAACCTGCTCTCGAATACAACTACGAACGTATCATGGCTTACCATAACAAAATCTAAGAGATTTTATTAGTTTAACAAAATCTAAGAGATTTTATTAGTTTAACAAAATCTAAGAGATTTTATTAGTTTAACACAAAGCTAAATTTATAAATATTTATATATTTATAAACTTATTTATTTAAATATCATTTCGCTACTATCAGAATCAGCAGCTTCATTTAATAGTGTTAGTCTCTTTTTCTTGAGCACACCATTATTGTAGTTTTTCTTTATAGGCATTCCTACATTGTATCTAATACTAATCTTTTTTATTTGAGGAGACTTGTTTTGTATATGTGTTGGATTAATATTTTCCATATGTCTCTCTTTAATAGTAGGTGTAATAGAGCTTAATAAGAATTTATTAGGTGCCATAGTATCATTTAAGACAGTACCATCTTCTTTTAGACGCTCGAAATCAATGCTGTTTACATTTGTTTCAAGTATCTGTTTAACTTTGGCTACATCACCTACAATAGTAGATGATTTAGATGAAAAATTATCTGACTTTTGTTGACCTACTGTGTTGATTGATTTCAAATCATTTGCCTCTCCTTTTAAGAAGGATAGTTCATCTAAATCTATAGAAGAATCTACATTCTTTTTGTGGACATTAAATTCTTCTTTGATGTTTGATACCATTTTTTGAACCGATATTGTATCTAGGGATCTATCTTTTTTAGAATATACTGGAGCTACTATAGAATCTATACTTTTCTCTAATTCAGCCTCTAATTCCTCTAAGTTTAATTCGCGACCACCAGTAATTCTTTCTTTTTCGCCGCTACTAGAACTACTATCTGTTTGATTATTAACATTATTAACAATTTGATTATTTTCTTCTTTAATATCTGTTAACAAACTATCCAATTTGCTACTAGTGTTGACACCAGGCATTGCTATGATAGGTACATGATTAGGTACAGGAGATTCTATAGTTTTCAATTGTGGTATATTAGATACTGTAGAAGGACCACCTATCATAATGGTGTTATTCCCACCTTCTAGGGTTAAATATTCATTCAATATACTTCTAAAGGGTAATAGTTTTCTTATAGTAGTGAGAACAGACTCCTTTATAATAGATTGCGCTAATGTTTGGTTCTTTAGTATTTCATCGGGGCGAATCATCGTTGTATCATCTAGAAATAACATAGGATTCTTGTAAAATTCTCTGGCGGCCTGTACATAACACTGGTGTATAAAACTAGCAGTGTCGGGAATCTTCAAATCAATCTTTTTATTTCTTGGTCTATAGTTTCCTACCTTGACCGACGTTAGTATTTTAGAATGACTTACAAACACAGCAGTTATTAAATTATCTAACCAGTCACATCCAGTCTCTTTGGTTATATCACCAACCTCCTTATCTAACATGTAGTTATTCCAGTTGGGGACGTTACTCATTAGTATTTGAAAATTCTTAAAAACACTATTGCCATTCATAATTCTCTTAGATTGTTCAAATATATCTCTAATTCCATTGTACATAGAGGGGGTTAATGTTGATATAAGGTAACCCGTATATTCTTGTTTAGCTTCGACAAGATAGTAATCTTCCATCTAATAATAATCAACAAATATTATTATTCTAAAGAACGATTAATTAACTTCACGATATATTTAATTCTAATATTAAATAAATATGGTTAATAATAAACTGAACAGAAATACAATTGTACTTATTGTTATTCTTTTAGTACTCGTAGTTATACTATATAAACTAACTAAAAAAGAGGGTTATGCCTATTATCGTAACTACTTCCCACCAACACCTTGTGATGACCAACCCGGTAAATGTACTAAATCTAGTGTATCTAGTGGCAAACTACCAGATAAGGCTGATGTACTTTTCCAATTTCCTCCTAATACACCTAGAGAAATTATGGTTAGACATGTAGCTAACATGTTTATTTCTAAGGCTAGTTTAGCTTTTACAAATGTCATTGATGTTATGGTTGAAAGAAACGGTAAAGGTAGTTCGCAATACTTCAATCCCCACTCTGAACAAACTATGCATAATATGAATATTACTGATGAAAATTTTGAAAAGGTATATATTGTCCTTAGTGTCGTAAAGACTAGACCCAGTAGTATAACTACACCACAAGTAAATCATGGTATTAAAATACCCCTAGAGTTTACTAGTAATGGTGTTGTAGCTAAGATAGATAAGGCACAAAGCCCTAAACCTATAGATTTCTTCTTACACTACTTCTTTGACCCCTTCTATTGCGAAGGTCGTTATGAACAAAAGTTAAATGTAACTGGTATAGATGCCGCTAATTATAACTTTGTAGTATCACCTAAGGATATTATGGATTGCCGTTGGGAAAATAGTGATACTAAACTAGAATCGTGTAACACATATCCGCAAATAGTTAAGGTTGCTAGACAAATAGCCGTAGAGCCCGATAGTGATGCTAGAGTAAGAAATTATGTAACACCGGGGCAAGATATTAACAAATGTAAAGTTAGGGAAGATTATATTAAGGATTGGGATGCTAGAGGTGTTACTATGGAAACACAGAACCACAATATTAAACTAGATCAATACATAAACCACCCGGCCCTATATCAAAACAAACTTGAAGGTCTATATGACGATATATTTGGTCTTTCTAGACTTATACCTAGCTTTCCTACGGGTAGAGCTTCTAGTGGTAGATAAACTGTACACACTATTAAAATATTATTTACAAATATTTATTATTACAAATTATATAATGTAATAATAGATAAGATGAGTTGTCCTGATGGAAATGTATGTTTTAAACAAGACAGATTTACTATTACTATTCTTTTTATAATAGGTGTTCTTATGTATATCTATATCAACAATAGTGCCAATATTAGTCGCTATTTAACTCTTAAGCGCTTCCAAAAAAAATATAAAAAACACATCTCCTTCCTAGAAGCCAATATTGGCGAACTTAAGACTAAGTTACAAAACTTGGATAGTGAAGATGGCAAGGCCTATAAAGAAGCTAAAAAGGAAATCATAGAGGACATTAGTAGAAAAGAACAGGAACGTGAAACATACTTTAGACGTTTAGGTGACCCTATGGAAGAGCCTAGAAGAAGCTACCCCTTTACCACAGACATTTATAATAATGTACAAAGGTATCAAGCTAAAGTAGGTGTAAATATTCCTACCAGAGGTCTTGCTAGTGACTACCAACCAGTTGGTATTTTAACTAATACAGACACTAAAAAGAATCCCAACATCTTACAACTATTTGGTAGAGCTATGTATCCTGGTAGCTACAGATGGCAATATTACACTAATAGTGATAATTTTCAAACTGTCAAGGTACAAGTTATTAACAAGGGTCGTGAATGTATGAGTGATATCGGTTGTGATGAATTATACACTGGTGATTTAGTTAAAATCCCCTCGTACAACAGTCAGTTCCGTGTAGAAATGTATAGATTAGATAGTCCTGCCTACATTCCGCGTTTAGGAGTTTATTAGTTTCTCTTAGTTTCTCTTAGAACGTTCCTCGCGACTATCCCTTAGATCCTTGGTTTCTCTTTCTTTGGCCTCTTTATTATCTCTAGCTTCTCTTTCTCTTTCTCTAGAGTCTTTAGATTCAATTGGTATAGGCGAAGAGGGGTTACTAATAAAGTCTAATGTTTGAATTTCTCTTAGTTTCCTCTCTATAATACCTAGATGACCATCTATTTTATTCATAACTACTTCTAATTGACTAATAATTTGTATATCTAGCTCATATGTCTTTTGTAAATTAATAATACCTACCTTGGAATTACTCATTTCAACTTTTATTAATGACAATGTACTAAGTAGTTTAGTAAATTCGGTTTCTTCATAGGTAGTTCGCCGACCTTTATTGTTAATATATGTAGAATTCATTATATCATTCGTCATGTTGATAGAATCGGATACAACGGTTTTAATGAAATTCACCGTTTTCTCTCTAGAATCACCATTGTACCACCTTAATAGCCAAGTAGCAATACCTTCCTTTTCTATTGTAGTAGTATTGTTCAATAGTTTTAGCTTATTATTTGGCGCAATCTTAGATATAATCTTAAGATTGACCAGGATATTATCGGTTATTTCATTCATTATTATGTATATTGGGGTAAATTATTTTAAATACCTTTATGGTATCCTCTATGTTCATTATGTTTATAGTAGTATGTAATAATACTATAAATATACTAAATTTTTGTTAAAATAAAATCTAAAAAGCAACATTAATCGGATACTTGTAGCTACCGTTCTTGTTGTCGCACGTCTCACACTTATTCTTCTTAACAGCTTCATAGCGGAAGTTTTGGATAACCTTATCGGCATTGTTGATAAGGAACATTCTGTAGTCAAAGTTGTTATTAATATGGTTTTGGCTACGAATAGTACTATCTACAATACATCTGGGTCTGTAATCCGTAAAGTGGCGACCATCATCCATTCTAGGTGGGCATAAGTTATATTTAGGATTATTATTCATTTAAATTTAAATAAGAAATTAATTTAGCTGATGTGGTATATATTTCTTTTCTAAATAAATATAAAATTCAAATGTCTTCTAATAGAGATCTATATCTAAATGGTTACTTATGTACTGGGAGTGGTCGCGGTGACAAGGAATATACCAAGGGTGATTTACTCAAAATAGCCAGACGTCAAACACCCGCTATTCATGTACCCAAAGAAGCATCCAAGACCGAAATATGTAAAATATTAATTGATAGAAAGGCCTCTACGGAAGGTTATACTACACGTGTAAAGACATTTGAATCTATAGAAAAATTAATGGACTACCTAGATGTTCACGATGCCAGAGAATTAATTAAACTAAATGATAAAGAATTAAAAGAACTAATCAGTAAAATAAAACTATATGATGAAACTATTACTATGGAGGAATACCTAAAAGGTACTAGGGGGTCTAACAGAGTAAAGAAGTTTCTAATTGCTATAGCTGAGAAATATTGTAGATGTTTAAAGGGTGTTGAGGCTAGTGGCTCTAGTATAAGTCCTAATGCTATTTGTAATAAATCAGTATTTAATGGTAAGGGTTTAAAGGCGCCCGGTGCTAGTTATCAATGTAGACCAACACCACTCCTATTGGCACCTATTGGTTCTAAATATGTCCTAGAAAAAAAGAAATAAAATCTAATACATAAATAAATGACGCGGCTATATCTCAATGGTAAATTATGTAATGGTAGTGGTAGAGGTAAGGATGAATATACCCTTACTGAATTAAAACAGATTGCCAAAGATAATAATGTATTTGTTTTTAGTGTTAGCACAAAAGAAGACATTTGTAAGGAAATTATTAAACATCATAAAAAGAGTAAACAACCTATAGTAATTTCACCTAAAATATCCAATAGTCCTAAGCCTATCTCTGTAGAACCTGTTGTAGTTACTAAAGTATCTAGTGCCACTAAAGTATCTAGTGCCACTAAAGTTGCTAGTAAAACATTAGCAACTCTAGAAAAAGAGGTAGAGAAGGCTAAAATAAATGCCGAAGATGCTGAAGGTAAATATTTAGCTTCACTTGAAAATATAGAAATTCACATAACTAAAAAAGATCAAGTTTTATGGGCTGCTATTGCGGATAAAAAAACAAAAAAAAAAGTACTTGCTATGAGTGACATTTTAGACAAAAGAATAGAGATACTGACAAAACAATCTGAAAAGGCTAAAGAAAAATATTACGAATTAGCAAAAATCGCTATGGAAAAAATAACAGAGTTAGAAGAATTTCAGGCCCGCGCTGTAACTAAATCTCCTGATGTAGTTAAAGAAGTTACACCGAAATTAGCACATAAACCTAAAGAGCCTACGAATGAATGTGTTAAAATAAATAATAAGAAATATAGCGAGCGCCCTTCTCCGGCATATCCGGCCAATGAATGCCGTGATAAAGTATTATTAGGAAACGACGGTAATCAATATATTAGTGTTCCTAACAAAGCAGGTATTTATAGATGGGTATTACTAAGCTAAATATCACTGTTTTACGGCGCGAGGGTTGATAGGTAAATTGTCAAAAAAACCATTCTTATTTAGTGTCAATATACCCTCACGTTTATTTTTAATTTTATCTATATCCTTTTTCTTCCAAGAGATATAGATTGAATATGTTTGGGGTATATGTACTACATAGAAACCATCTTCCCCAAGTGATTCTAATAGATATTCTAGGATATCCTCCCTGGTGTATGGAGGTAAACCAATTACAAAAGGTGGTATTTCAAAAAGTAAAGCCTCTTGTCCAAAACTATTATGACTTTCAATGCGTGTGTGGCATCTTTCTAAAAACATATTTTTAACATTTAGTTTTTGTTTAACACGCTTTTCATTTTTATGTATTAAATCATTTACTGATACTTTTTTAGGTACGTAACTCATTACTTTAACTAACAAAAAATATTCCTATAATAGTCCTAACATATAATAAAACCAGTTCTTAAATTTTCCTCTATAATATTAATAGAAGTCATGTTTATGAATTTGTTGATATTAGTTCTTTTCTCTAGTACTATTTATTTATATGTGAATAAATACTGTGTTAACACATCCGCCACTCAATGTACATCAGATTTAACGTCTAGTTTTATAAATGTCGTAAAATATTTAGGTACAATTCTTATCAAATTTATTTATGCCGCCATTGACATAGTTAAAAATAATCCCTATCCAAAACCGCAAATTCCTACAAAAAAAGATTAATTAATTTTTAGGAAAAGCAGATAAAAATTTTATGTAATAATAATATAGAAACAATGTCTGGAACAAATATATTCAATATTCTATTGATTGCTGTCGTTGGTGTAGCAGTTTATTTTGCTTGGACTCGTAGAGCCAGCCTCGGATTCCGTGAAAAATACGAAGATACTAAGACTGAATCGACTGTTACTACTGATTCCGCAAGTACTGAACAAAAACAGGCTCCTAAGGAGTACCGTGACTCACAAGGTGCCCCTGTAAACGAATCGACCATTCTTAACCCTAACGCTAAGGTTGCCCAAACCGAAACTGGCTCATACCCCGGCCCGTTTGAAGGCTGCTTCCCTAAGCAAAAGGAACTCAAGCCCGAAGACCTTCTTCCCAAGGACATGAACACCAAGTGGGCTCAAGTAAACCCTACTGGCCAAGGTCAACTCATGGACAGAAACTTTTTAGATGCTGGTCACCATGTTGGTATCAACACAGTTGGTCAAACCCTCCGCAATGCTAACTACAACGTCCGCTCGGAAATCCCTAACCCGCAAATCAAGGTATCGCCCTGGTTACAAAGTACCATCGACCCCGATATTGGCAGAAAGCCGCTCGAAATTGGCGCTGGCTGGTAATCTTACAAAACATTTACAAAGCAGTAAGAGCTATTACTCATCACAAAAAATACAATTAATAATATTAAGACATATAGCAATATTATTAATTTTCTAACATAAATATATAGATAATATGCCTAAAATTACGAAAAAAGTTGGTGGTGTCATGGATTACCCATTTCAAACCGAGGTTCACGATTATCCCATTCCGGGTAAGGTAAGTGTTCCTATTAGTGCCGATGTTAATACTAATATTGTTTCTAACAAGGACCTCTACGGCTGTGGTCTTAAAGAAGGTATGTGGACCACTAACGGTGGTATAGTCCGCGGTGGTGCTAACAAGAAAAGACAAGAACAAAAGAAGCAAAAGGGTGGCGATTGTGGCTGTGCTGGTACCATCATGCAACTCGGTGGCTCTAAGCAAAAAGGACAAGAAAAGAAAAAGCAACAGCAACAAAAGAAGCAAAAGGGGGCTGGTTATGGCTACTCTTTTGAAATGGCTCACCCTATTACCAATATGCCTGAGGTAGTTCGCTACCCCACCGATACGGCCTACCAAAATGTCGATACACTTAAGGGTGGTATTGTTATGTCGGGTGGTCGCAAGGTTCAAAATGAATACCTCGCTAGAGTATCTGGAGACAAAAAGCAACAAAAGCAACAAAAACAACAAAAGGGTGGTTCGCCGGCTAGTGATAGTCTTATGGCTTACTTTTTAGATTTCCAAAGCAAATGCCGTGGCAGCCAAATCTACTAAGCGCTTTTTAGGAAAAAGCGCGGCCAAAAAGGAGAAATATATTTTTGATAAATTTATAGATACACTTTTGAAAAGTGTAAGTCAAAACTACACCTTTCAAAAAGTTTAAGTCAAAACTAGATGAATTTATTAGATTAATTTATATCTATAAATGTATGGTTTCTAGTTTTGCTAATAGTTTCTAGTTGTTTCTAGTTGTCCTAGTGTAATTCTAATATAATATATTAGAATATGTATAAAATATATTAGGTTCTTTAGAGAAAAGAGTCATCAATTGGATATTATCCTTCTCAAATTCCTAAAAGAACTAATATAATTTATATATATTCTAATAGATTATATTAGACATCACTAACTTACTAGTAATCATAAATTTATCAAATACATTCATCTAATACATTCATCTAATACATTTATAATACACTTATATAATACATTTATCTAAGTTTTGACTACACTTTTGTTAAAAGTGTGTGGTAGATTTTAATATTTTTTTGCTTGTTTTAAAATAGATACTATACTAATGTCCAAAAAGGAACAAGCGCAGGATTTTAATTTAGACCTTAAAAAGTTTGATATGACTATGATTAAAGACCATGAAACTGTTGTTCTTATAGGTGCTAGAAATACAGGCAAGTCATACCTAGTAAAAGATATGTTATATCATCATAGACACATTCCAGTAGCTACTTGTATATCCCCTACGGAAGAAGCCAATAAGTGTTTTAGCGAGAATATCCCTCCTATTTTTATACATCCTGAATACACACCAGAACTTATAGAAAATGTACTAACTAGACAAAAAGACCTAGTATCTAAAATACAAAACAGTGGTAACGAAATGACTAGTATTGACCCTAATGCCATTTTACTTATGGACGATTGTCTCTACGATAGAACGTGGGTTAAGGATAAATCTATTCGTGAAATATTTATGAATGGTCGTCACTGGAAGTTATTGTTTATACTCACTATGCAGTATCCCCTAGGTATAACCCCTAATTTACGTTCTAATGTAGATTGGGTATTTATCCTAAGAAACAACATTATGAGAGACCGAAAGACTCTCTATGAACACTATGCTGGTATGTTTCCCAGTTTTGAAATATTCTGCGAGACTCTTAATCAATGTACAGAAAACTACGAATGTTTAGTAATACACAAGAGTAGTCGTAGTAATAGACTTGACGAACAGGTCTATTGGTACAAGGCAGATTCCCATGACAATTTTAGATTAGGTTATGATGTATTTTGGCAACACAATAATAAATACTATGACGCTACACAAGACAGCAAGCTTACTAAAGGTAGTAATCAAGAAAGTAAGATAAAAAAGAAATACAATGTAAATATTAATAAGAAAAAATAAAAATATTTAGTTATATTAGAAACAATGCTTGACACTGTAGTTAATTTTTTTAAACGTTTCAATCGTGAACAAAAACTAGTTCTCGCTTTTTGCGTCCTAGTTATAGTTTGTACCATGTACAGAGATTGTATACTCTGTAAATATGTTCCTAAGCTAGATGGCTTTAAAATGTCTAAGATAGAAAACTTCGAAGACAGTGAAGACGAAGAAAAGAAGGAAGGTTTTGAAGCTGACGAGGACAAGAAGGAAGACTTTGAAAATATGGATCACGACTCGATGGTTCTTTTCTACGCTCCGTGGTGCCCCCACTGTAAAACGGTCATGGGTGACTGGGCTAAACTCAAACAATCGGCACCTAGTGGTGTAAAGATTGCCAAGGTCAATTGCGATAAAAAGCCGGAAATGGCCGAAAAGCACGGTGTTAAGGGCTTTCCTACTATCATCTTATTCAAGGGCGGTAAGAAGGTCTACTTCGAAGGTCCTAGAAACCTAGAAAACTTTCTTGAATTCATCAAGAGCAATTAAATACCTATAGTGTCTATACTATCTATAGTAGTATTACATATCAAAGTAAAAATATAATTAGATAATTATATTTTTAATTTATTACAGTACAACTCTTTACAAGTACATCATCGAGTGTTTTTCATCACCCTTTTTTGCCAAGGATGTCTTACCAATCAACTTTTCTACTACTGTACTAGTGATAGTCATAGGTAGTTTATAGTTGTTCAAGAAATAGGGTATGAGTTGTGAGTTGGGAGAGTTGACAATACTAGGATTTTGATAAGTTAATCGCAGTGTGTTTAGTTTCATGACGACACTTTCTAAACACCGCTTAAGGTTACGAACACCACTTTCACTATCTGTGTATCGGTCGATGATTTCACGAATAGTCTCTTCAGGAAAGATAATCTCCTCCTTCTTGAATTTGACATTGGCTAGAATCTTTGGAATCAGATAGTCCCTAGCAATAACCTGTTTAGACTCACGAGTACAACTATCCGTATGAATAATGTGGATACGATCTTTTAGGATAGGATTAAGTTTCTCCTCTACGTTGAAACTAAAGATAAAGAGTGCCTTTGAGAAATCAAGTGGAATTCCGGCAAAATACTTATCCTGAATACAATTGTTTTGACTATAGTCGATAAGGTGTGTCAATACACCAATGATTTCCTCACCGTGTTTAGTTTCCGACACCTTATCTAATTCATCCATAAAGATGACTGGATTCATACATTTTGTCTCCATAAGAATACCGGCTAGTCGACCCCACATAGAACCTTCATATGTGTAACTATGACCTTCTAGATAAGAAGCATCTGTAGCACCACCCAAGGCAAACATACTAAATGGGCGGCCAAGTGCTTTAGCTACACCATCTTTAATTAGAGTTGTCTTACCTGTACCAGGAGGCCCTTGTAGTCCAATAACAGTAGGCGTAGCAGTAGGATTGGTAATCCAGCTAGCTACAATCTCCAATAGGGTTGATTTGGCCTCTACATGACCATGTACACTAGCATCTAACTTGTCCTTTACACTTACAAGATAGTCTGTAATTTCTTCTGGTGTAGATTCCTCGAGGGAAATCTTATTATCTACATAATGATTGAATGGAATGTTTAGGAGTCCATCAATCCATCCAGACATTTTATGATACTCTGTAGAGGTATCATCCATCTTTTGGATAGACTCGAGACGCTTAATAGCGGCGGCTTTAATTTCAAGTGGTAGTTGAGAGCGCAGGATTTGATAGCGCAGTGGGACACGCTTATGGTTAATTTTAGAGATTTGGTTTTCGAGTTGGAGCAGCGATTGTTTCTCTTCGGGGGTTAGTGTATCTAGATAATCCTCTTCTTGTTCCTCCTCTTCTACCTGTTCCTCTCCTAAAAAGAGGTTAATTACTTTTCCACCAGTCTCTTCACTATCAGCATCGCGTTTTACCTTCGAATCCTTCTTGGTTGGTTGAAGAGCATTCTTAATAAGATTTTTGATGTGACTCCTAGCTTCAGCAAGTTTTTCTTCGTCCTCTTCAACGTCTTCCTCAGCACTATCAGATTCATAGGAAAACATTTCTTCACTACAAACACTGTCACTGTCAATAGAAGAAAGATCATCTGTGTTTTCGCTATCACTATCAGTTTCACTATCACTAGAAACAGAACTTGTTGTATCATATTTAAGATATTTGTCGTGGAATGGATCAGGAGATCCACTAATGTTACTATTACCACTAAGTTTGGTTTGGTAACGAGTTGAATAACGGTGCGTCATGATAACTTTATCTAGTTGTGAGATTTTAAAATTAATTATTTCAATTTTACTGAATTCTGGTTAACTAGACATAGCAATCATATATAATAAGACTGATACTAGTACTGTAAATATACCAAAATATACCATTCTATCACCTTCTATAAAGACTCTAACAACCTTTCTAACAGTGTATTCATCTAAATCTATAAGATCCTCTACAATACTAGAAATAGTATATAAAATTTTTTGAAAAACAGACTTTATTGTTAGATCTAATACGGTACGTTTTTGTTCATCCGGGTGAGAATCTTTGTATTGGCGACTGAGAACATCTAGTCGATTTTCTTTTTTATAGACTTCTTTTTTTATGTCAGTTTGTGGTAGTTTATCTGTAAGTTCAGGTACATCTAAAAAAGTTATTGGCATAGGAATACTCATAGTTTGTAATAATACTACTTGATTAAGAGAAAATTATAATATTAGAATAAAATTATAATTATTAATTTGTAGATAGTTAAAGAATATTCTCTCAGTAATGAATAGTAGAATAATGGAGTTATATCTATTAGGAAGTTTAATGGGTCTAGGTTATTATTTAAATAGTACTAAAGAACCTGTAGAAAAAAAGCGCAAATATCCTAAAAAGATGTATAGAGGCAATGCCTATGATTTTGAACAATACGACAGGGTTGAAGATGAAATCTACGATAGAGGCAAGGTTAAATTTGATGAAGCTCAAAATATTTATAATAACAACACTGTAGGTAAATATACACCAGATGTCCTATTTGATAAGAAAAAACAAATATCCCACACAAAAGATGAAGTCAAACGGGAAAAAAAGGGGGCAAAAGAGGGATTTAGTGACTATGGAAATAGCATTAGAAGCGACTTTTGTTATGTAGATGAAAATGGAAATGGATTTCCATGTAACGACACTAACAAAAAACTAAGCTACTCTGAAGTACAAAACCTATGTAAATCTAAAAAAGAGGTTAAGGAAGGTTTCTCTGACCCTAGTCCATTAACACCAGAAATGTCCTTTAGTACGGCTACACAAAATATTAAGTCCTACAATGATGATGACATGGATAGTTATAATCTTGACCAACAATTCAGTGATGTAAGTAAAGGTGGTCAGCAAGGTGTCAAACAAGTCTATGGAGAGAAGCCTTTCCATAACAACATGGTACCATTCTTTGGTGGTACTATGAAACAAAATGTAGACCCGTCTGTAAATGAAACTAAGCTTAATATGTATACTGGTCAATGGGACTATAGTAGAAAACAAAAGCAGGAAATAGCACCGATGTTTGTTCCCGAGAAGAACATTAAGAACGTCTATGGTGATAAACAATTTTTACAAAAGATGGATGAAAACTTGGACCGCTACATACCATCACTCCTTAGAACAAATGAAGCACCTACAGAAAAAGTCTATGTTACACCCGGTCTTAACCTTGGTTACAACGAAGTTGCTACATTTGGTTTTCAGGACCCTGTTCGCGCCTTACCTAAAACTACTAATGAATTACGTGCTAAAAATAAGCCAAAGCTTACATATGATAGACCAGTTGTTAGTGGTAAAGCTATTACACAAAATGGTACCTCTCGTCCTAATCAAAATAAGAACCTACCAGAATTAGTTGTCTATAACGAGAATGGTCAACGTAATTTTGGTGCTAAGGCTATAGTTGTAGGAGAAATGGCTAGACCTATATATCTATTAGGTAGAGCACTTAGAAGCTTTAGTACACAGTTCTTTGGTAACGCTACATCTACAGCCGCCAAGAAGAGTAAATCTAATGCCGGCTACAAAAATAGTGATAAACGTCAAAACCTTGAATCTAAATATATAGCACCAGCTGTAGTATCTGTTAAGAAAAACCAAGTAGTATTAGTAGATAAAAAGGACAATACGGCCAAGCTTACGCGTCGCCAAGGTATTGAAAAGAATGAACATAGTGGCTATTTTAACTCAGTATATAAGGCACTAACTAACTATGTAAGCCCAGCTAAGGAAACCATGAGAGAAAATACAGCTACGGACGTTAAACCGATGAATCTTAAGAGTGTTAGAGTAAAGTCCAAGGCCTATTTCTTAGATGAAGCTAAACAAACTATTAGACAAACTACAGAGAATAATACTAAGAACGGTAATTTAAAAACGACTAGAAAGGTAGGAAAGGCTTATAACCCAGATGATAAGGCTAGAAAAACTATAAAAGAGACAACTGAAAATAATACTAATAACGGTAACATGGGTACCACTAGAAAGGCTTTAACTGTATATGATCCTGAAGATAAACCTGAAGCAACTATGAAGGATGTAGTAAAGGTAAAGAACTATAAGGGTATTTCAACTGTAGCTACAAAGAAGATAAAGGTCTGGGACCCAGAGGATAAGGCTAAGAATACTATTAGACAAAATGTAAAGGTTGAAGATTACCAAGGTGGTATTAATAGTAATCAATATGGTGGTGCCTATAAGGTAACTATAGTAGATCCGAAATATACTAGCAGACAGGAAACCTTAGTAGAAAACTACACGGGTACGGCTGGCCACACAGTTACTGCTAATCAAGAATATTGTGCTGCCTATGCCGCCGAGACCAATGGTCTCAAGGAGGAGATAGCTAAGGGTAGAGCACCTACACAAAATTCTGTAAAATTGGCGGTAGGTGGCGATATGCAGAATGTCGATATTAAGAGATTAGATAGTGACAGAAAGAACCCTAGAGATTTCGAGCAGGATATGCCTAATTGCGATGTTCCTTATCAGTTACCTCCTACAGCTAATCCGGCTAGTATAACCAAGGAGAAGAATACAGTATTTAATAACTACACAGAGCGTATTCAACCTGAAATACTAGATGCCTATAGAAACAATCCTTATACCCAGAGTCTACACAGCTATGTATTTCCTTAGAATGTTAAGAATACAATAAAAACAATAAAGTATTAGAATTTATAAAATTGAAATAAATTCTGTATTTTTTATATAAGCAACCATGTCGTTCATTATTCGCCCCAACGAGACAGAGGATTACCTCGAGTTTGAAGTCCAGAATATTTCTATTTCTATGGCTAATGCCATTCGTCGAGTAGCATTAGCAGAGGTAGAAACCTATGCTGTCAGTGATGCCGATGTAAAACTTCTAGAAAATACTAGTCCGCTTCATAATGAATACATTTCCCATCGCATTTCTCTACTTCCACTAAATCAATCTGTCAGTAATCTAGACAATTATCGTTTTTACATCTCTAAAAAACATACAAAGGATGTAGCAATTGAAAATGACCAAAATTCTATCATGGAAATCACTACAGATGATGTACAGGTATATGATACTAAAAGTGATAGTTGGGTAAATACCAAGGATATATTCACGGATACTCTACTGATTACTAAACTAAATGTAAAACAAAAACTATTGGGTTATTTTTCGGCAAGTAAGGGAAAAGCCCTAGAACATTCTCGCTGGCAAGCCGTAAGTACAATTTGCTATCGCTATAAGGTAAAAAAAGATCTAGAGGGTATCGAGTACGATAAAGTAACACTAGGAGAGGAACGTGATTGGATACAGAAAAAAAATGGCGACCCCTCTGGTTTCCTCTTTTACCTAGAAACTTGTGGTGTCATGCCACCTCGTGAGGTAATCAATAAATCCCTAGTTATAGTTAAAAACAAACTAGCCACCTTTAAGGAATACATCAAGACAAATGTTGCCAAGCTTGGATGGACTAGTTCTAATATGTTAGACTTCGAGTATGAGGGCGAGATGCATACCCTAGGTAATTTGATTGCTACAATGGGTTTAGAAATGCTAGGTGAGAATGATTATATTGGATATCGCATTATTCATCCTATGATGAACAAGTTTATCCTACGTATGAAACTAGACGATGTAAATAGTAAGGAGGAACACGTACAACGGCTATACAAGATTTGTGATACTATCGAGAAACAAGTAGATGACTTAATCGGTTCATGGACTTCGCTATAGGGTTCCACGGTATTTACAATTTAAACGCATTTAGAATATAAGTTCTATTTAAATTATTTTTCTTTGATACAAAAAAAAATCTTTCATTATAATATAAAAAGGATGAGCCAATTATTCAACAACAAATACTACAACCAATTATTTGGTGGCAAGAAGGAAGAACAACAAGAAAAGAAGCGCCAACAAAAGAGCCAACAAAAGAGCCAACAAAAGAAGCAACGCCAACAAAAGAAGGAACAAGATGATGATAGTTCGATGTCGACGGAAGATACCCGCCAACGCCTCGAACGCATCTTTGGTGGTGCCAAGGGCAAGAAGGGCTCTGCTAAGCCCAAGGTTGCCGCTGCTCGCAAGTCGGACGCCCAAGTCCTCGCCGAAGGCAAGGTCAAGGATGCCGGCAAGAAGGACGGCAAGCAAGTCTTCGAATTCAAGAACGGTGCTCTCGCTGTTCGTGATGCCAAGGGTCGCTTTGTCATTGTCAAGGGTGTCTCGAAGGACAAGATGAAGTCGCTCCGTGCTCGCCGCACGGGCCCCAAGGCTCAACGCATCTCGACTGGCCAAGCCAAGAAGGCCTTCTCGGCTTACTGGAACCGCAAGATGCGCGATGCTGCCTCGCACAACAGCAAGCACGGCCTCAAGGGCCGCAAGTCGCACAAGGCCGCCGTTAAGCGCTCGAAGTCGTACCACATGAAGTACGCCCACAAGAACCCGGCTCGCCACCTCTCGGCCACTTCGGACAAGGGTTACCTCTACCTCCGCAAGGAACGTGTCATCCGTGATGCCTCGGGTATGCCCTCGCGCAACAAGAAGGGTAGTGTCCGTGTTCGTCGTGCTGGCCCGGCCATCTACGACTTCATTGGTGTTGCCCCCGAAGTCCTCAACATGAGCAAGCGCAAGGGTAGCAGAGCCGCTATCATGCACGCCCGCAAGTCCCTCTCGAAGAAGGGCCGCAAGTCGGCTCGCAAGTCGGCTCGCAAGTCGACTGGCTCTAGAAAGGCCGCCATGAAGGCCGCCCGTAAGGAATTACACCCGTCGCCTGCCAAGCGTGTTGCCAAGTCGGCCCGCAAGTCGTCGTCGAAGAAGGCCCGCAAGACCCGCTCGAACGCCGGCAAGCCCCGCGGCTCGCGCAAGGCTGCCTCGAAGAAGGCTCGCAAGTCTTCGTCGAAGAAGGCCCGCAAGACCCGCTCGAACGCCGGCAAGCCCCGCGGTCCCCGCAAATCGGCTCGCAAATCTTCGGCTCGCAAGTCGTCGTCGAAGAAGGTCCGCAAGACCCGCTCGAACGCTGGCAAGCCCCGTGGCTCGCGCAAGGGCAAGGCCTCGGCCACCGTTGTTGAAATGTAAATATTCAACAAATAGTAAAATACAAAGTAAATAATAATAATATATATTTAACTAAATTAGTTAATTAAATATATACTTTTAGCACTATAAGGTACTGTAAACTTGACAATCTACAACTCTTTTTCATCATCGTCACTTTCTCCATTATCCAAATCGGTTTCGCGTGGTTTAAACGCGTAACCAGGCCATCCCGATACCTTACCCGTACTATATTTATTTTTAAGATTCTTTTCTAAATATGCTTTAATCTCTTTTTGTGTTGGTGCGGACGACGAAGAACCAGTTTCCCTACACCATTGTCGAAAATCATTGGTTACTTCACTAATCTTAATAAAACTTTTCATATTAGGAACCTTAATAATACGATCATTCATATATTGATAGAGCTGGTCATTATCCTTACGATAGGTACTGGTACTGTTCATAATTTCCATAGGAATTTTGAGACCATCGCGAACAAACATGGGATAATAGTGGTTGAATAGATAGCTTAGGAATGCTTCGCGGCACTCATACAACTTTTCGCCCACATGATCATCTCGTTTGAATATATACGGCATTCCTTCGTATTCAGGGTCACTTGGGTCTTCTACGAACTTTGACACGAAATCTACCTTAAGAACACGACGCCAAGTACCACCATCATCACTAGTAACCTTAGGCATATTGTTACAAACTAAAAACCAATGGGCTTGTGGCTTAAACTCTTCAATATCTTCAAACAGACGCCGAGTAGTAATCTTATTACCACCAGTCAACTCCTTCATCTTTGCTACATTCAATGAACTACCCTCTTCTGTCTCCTCGGCACTAACCAAACGTACGCCACGAATACGAGCAATTTCTGGAGAAGCGGCACTAGATGACCCACTACGCTGTGTAAAGATAGTAGTACTAACAGAACAAGCATATTCACCAAATACACTTTGTAGAAACTCCAAGAGAATAGTTTTACCGTTACCACCAGTACCAGTAAGAATAGGAAACCTTTCATCATCCTTACCAGTCAAACAGGTAGCAAAACGCAACAACAAATATTTACGCACGTCTTCATTAGGTAAGATTTGTTGGAAGAACTTTTCGACCGTATTAATCTTTTCACGAAAATCCGGATCACCCATATCAGTGTCAATGTAGTTAACATCACACTTCTTACTAATATAGTCATCTGGACGGCCTTCGCGAAACTTAATGTTCTTTTTATCAGTTAGATCAAGCACACCATTCTGTACACCCATAAGAAACTGGTTACTATCTAGCTTATCATAAAACTTGGTGTCTTCACTAAACTTGATAGAACACTGATTCATAACATGGGTCTTGAAGCCATCATCCCTAAGACCATTAGCAACCTTAGTTGCCGATTTTACTTTTTCTTGAAGTGCCTTGATAATATTCTCATTTCCGCTCTCAGAATTGTCATCTGGAGCGGCATTCAACTCCATAATCTTTTGATTGTACTCATTGACACAACGAAGATACTCATTTGCTACTTCTGTAGATAGAATCATATTAAGAGCTAAACCATGATTACTAACTTCCCAGTGATTACCATTAAACCGATACCACTTCTTTGTCTTGGGATTGACACACACAAACTGATGCTTATACATATCATTTACTAGTTCAGCAATACCCCAATGTGTTGGGTTTTTAATAGTCTGCTCAATCTTAAAACGAATCGAGTTACGACGAATCTTCTCATACTCTAGTGGATTGTCTAACTTAGCCCAATAATTAAGACTAGCAATACCAAGTGTCATCTTATTAAATTTACTCCACTCGGATTGACATTCACCCTCTTTGAACTTAGGTGATGATTTGCTAAAATCAATCCATAAGGACAGAAGGCGAGTGTCAATATTGTATAGACAGAACCCAACTTCTTTCCAATGACTGTAATCATCTCGGCGATGATCCGATAGAATACCAACTAGGCTCTTAATATGTTCATAATTTTCAGGAACAGAAGCACTGCCAGACATCTGCTTATCTAGAGCAATCTTCTTCTGCTGAGTAAGCTGACTAGTCTTTAGTTTAATAGGTGCGCGTTGACGAATCTCCTGCTCTAGTTCCTTACTACGATATGTCTCCTTGGTGATTTCCTTACGGATACCTAGGGTCTTTACTAGATCTAGCATGTTCCAACGGCTAACATCTACTTCATCACCATTACTATCAATCTCCATAGTAAGTAGGTATGGCTCTAGGTTGGACTTGCGGCTACCATAAATAAACCAGTTTCCTGTTTCTACTACACTCTTATCTACTACATCTTGGACAGGATTCAATGTACCTACATTGCTAATGAGGTCGTTTGCTACAATTTCGTCAATAATTATAGTACGCAGCACGTGCTGAAAATTGTATGGTAGACCAATGTTGAAAAATAGATGAAAACCATCACGAATCTTGTCTTCATCGTCTAGTTTATATGGCTTTGTACGTTCGGTGACATAACAAGTAAGACTCTCGGGGGAGCAATCAAAATACTTGTTAATAACAGATTGATATTTACGAGCGATAGATTTAATATTTTGCCTGTTATACATACGTACAAGACCATTGTCTCCTGGGTAGCGGAAATCAAAATCAACCTTGACTACACCATAGTCTAATTCACGATTTGGTGTCTCTAGATACGTTAATTTCTTACCTTCTTTAAACGCTTTAACATAGTGGTTATAGAATGTAGTCATGTTGTCCTGTGTTACATTATAGGAACCGCCAGTTATACTAGTGATAGTGGGTTTCTCTACAGGCTTTCCACTATCATCACCAGCAGTAGTCTTGAAGATGCGAAATTTGTCCAGAAAATTTCCAAGTTCCGTCATTTTATGTTCTTAGGAGAAGTTTTTTTTAAGTTAATTGAAATTTTAAACGCCCATCAATTTTTGAGTGCGTTTAGAAAAATTCCTTTCTAAATATACTCTAAGTCTATATGGATATTTCTACCGACAGTCTATCGATTGAAATAGATACTTCTATGATGGTAATGGTTAAAATGTGTTTTATTTATAGTGCTATTATGGATGGCTGGAAAGTTGAAAAGTTGAATAATAATAAATTATGTTTTAGTAAAAAGAATATAAAAAAACAGTTCAAGCTAGATTCATTTCTAAAAAAGCATAGTATGTTTACTTTTAGGCACTAGTTATGTGCTAGAGACCATTTATACCGGTTAAAACTAACAATACGAAGATTCTTGCGTTGTTCGCTAGCCCATTTCTTTGCCTCTTTTTCTTTTTTATTTAGCTTACATTGTTTAATACGATTTTCTAGTTTATCCATCTTTTTCGATTTTAGTAAATCTTCATCTAGTAATAAATCTTTTTTAGATTTACGGGGTTTTATTCCGTAGCAATTGACACTATATTTTTTAGATGGGTCTATGTTACTAATCTTATTAATACCTGCAGTAGGACCACAATATCCTTTATGAACTTTTTCTACCTGTTCCCAGTATTTCTCCTGTACTGGATAGGCAATTTTTTTTCCTTCTAACCAGCCCCAATTACACCAATTAGCACCATTATTAAAGGCCTTATCTAGATCTGCTTCGTCTGCTAGGCGACCATTATAAAGTTTACAAATGTTCTTTGCTTCATCATAGGTGTATTTATTATAGATAAGGAATACCTCTTTTTTGTCAGTATATTTAGTCTTTTTAACAGGCTTAGAAAGGTGTACAATTTTATTGTCCTCGTCTATACATTCATCACTATCATCGACATCTTCAAATCGTTCTTTAGTTTTTCTAGAACAATAAAGTATAATTAAAATAAGGAGCAAATACAATATATATATGATCATCTAATATATATTTGTATTATTTTTTTGAGGAACTAATAGGTTATTCTAGTTATAGTTTTTTCCAAGAATGACCACCACGTTTTCCTACCACACAAATATGTTCTATTCCATTTTCATCAGTAACTCTTTCACCATTATTATAATCTTTAGCATCAGGTAAAAGACTCTTCTTTTTGTAAGCCTTCTTAACCTTATCCGACTTTTCTATGACTATTTGTTCAGCTTGTTGGTCTTCAACATCATCATCCTTTAGTTCAGATAGTGATATATTATCTACTTCTTTTTCTAGATTAGCTGTCATTTCTTCTAACTCTAGTTCTTTTTGTGATTTAGTAGAATGGTTCGATTTATTAGAGTGATTAGATCTAATAGAATCCCTAGAGGCATTTTGGTTTTCTTCTAAGGCTACTAGTTGCTCTTTTACACTAATAGAACCTCTAGATTCTAAGGAAGGTTCGTCTTGAACGAGTTGAATTACTTTAGGAGGAGGCGAGGGCGTAATTAATCTGTTTTCGATAGGCTTAAATACGATAGGTATTTTGACACCACCACTAATAGAATTATTATTACGTTCTAGTTCAGTTTCTAAGCGCTTTACTTTATCATTAAGAAGGCCTAGTTCTTGCTTAAGATTAGCTATGGTGTGATTTTGGCGTATCCAATGTTGATATAAATATTTACAGGCAATAATTATAGCAGCTGATACAGAGCAGTAAATAATGTACTTATACATATTCTAACGTCAAAAAACAAAATAATTAGATTTTGAGAACGCACTGGTTAGTAAATATATTAGGCGAATTATTTTTAATACAGAATAGAAAAAAATAATATGATATATTAGAAATGAGTACTAATACATGGAATGGTGTTTCTAGTAAAAAATGCGAAGCATATTGTGACATGAATGCTGGTTATTACCCAGTACAAAACTATTTAACCGAATGTGGTGCCAAATCTGCTCGCGATCTTTCCTACAAGAATCCAACAATTATTACAAAGGATGGTTATGGTTGGGTTTCACTAAATGGTTGCCTAGTTGATAAAGATAGTAAGGTAAGAAATACTGTTGATAGATTAACACATGGTAAAGGTAGACATCATCTAGAAGACAGATATAACAACACTGGCTACAAAGGTCGTGGTCCGCTTATTGTAGACACTGAAACAATGCTTAAAATAGCTAACTTTAACTCTGGTGTAAAGATTAATTGTGGTGTACAAAGAGAAATGTCGGAATACAGATTTAATTATTTACCGCCTGAAAATAATCCTCAATGTATTCAACACATCATACCTCCTAAAATAAATAAGGGTGGCTGGGTTCGTGGTGGTATGGATACCAGAATGGAATTACGCAGAGTAGCTCATGCTTGCTATTACAAACAGTAATTTTAACACTTTTAAAATTACAGCCTCTCGTATACCGTATAGTGCCAAAGTTAAGACGCACCCTCAATGGGTGCGTCTTCAAACTTTTGGACACTATGGAACCCGCCTCCTCGCAAGAGGAGGAGGCTAAGGGTCGCTCGCAGAGCGAGACTTACCCGCGTTAGATTCCGTGTGATTTATCACACGGAAGTCCATAACTAATAAATCTAATATCCTGAAGGATATTAGATTTATTAGTATATGGTGCCAAAATTAGCCACCCTAGGGGGTGGCTTACATTTGGCACTCCACGGTAGGCAGAAATAATACAATGTGATTTAAATAAATATAGACTATAACATCTATATATATTTATTTAATATGAGTGCTACATTTAAAGTAAAAAATAAAAAAATAGAGAGAAGAAAGGGTCAAATTCTAGAGACACTAGATTCTAAACACAAAGAAATGATTAAGGATATTGAATCTATTAATGATAAATTACCAGAATTAAATAGATTATTAAAACAAAGCAGGGATAGACTAGATGAACTAATAGAAAGTATTAAGAATACTATAGTAGATATAAATAATATAGATATACTAGACGATGATATTTATAAAGAAAAATATAGAATAGAGGAAAATATTGAATATTTACAAGGTGAAATAAATAAAATAGAAAACAATGACCATCTAAATGACTATTTTATAAAAACCGGTCACTTACTATATGATTATTATGATGGTAGTAATACTTTAGAAAAAGAGTACCAATCTGCTAAAGATTTAGAGTCAGAAATTAGTTCTAGTGAAGAAGATTATGATACTGAAGATAGTGCTAGTTCTGAAAATGTAAAAAGATCTACACTAGAGAATGCTATTAAAAAGACAAAAATAACAGACTTTATTGAAAAAGAAAAGGGTTTCGAAAAGGCCGAGTTGTATGACAAGTATATCAAACTAATAAACAATCAAACATTTATTCAAAAAGATATCTTTATGAAAAAGAGTCAAGTTGGTCAAAGTGCTATCTGTCCAAAGTGTAATATCGGTTTAACCCTAGTACATTCAGAAGGCCTACAGGTATGTAATCAATGTGGTGTAACAGAATATATATTGATAGATAGTGAAAAGCCTAGTTTTAGAGAACCTCCACCAGAGGTTAGTTATTTTGCCTACAAACGTATTAATCATTTTAATGAGTGGCTAAGTCAGTTCCAAGCCAAAGAGTCTACTGAAATCCCACCTGAAATATACCAATCAATTCTTCTAGAGATGAAAAAAGAGAGAATTACAGACTTAAATAAAATAAACCATACTAAGATTCGCGAGTATTTGAAAAAGTTAAAATTAAACAAATACTATGAACATATACCTCATATTCTAAATAAACTAAACAAAAAGGTGCCACTAATAAGCAAAGAGGTCGAAGAGAAACTTAGACATATGTTCAAGGAAATACAGGCACCTTTCATGAAAATATGTCCTCCGAATCGCAAAAACTTTTTAAGCTATAGTTATGTTCTACACAAATTTGTAGAACTGTTAGGACTAGACCATCTAAAGGAAGGATTTCCTCTACTAAAAAGCCGCGAAAAACTCCACCAACAAGACCAGATGTGGAAAGAAATATGTAAGGAACTAAATTGGATGTTTATAAAATCCATCTAAGGATGGATTTATATAAACAGCTGGGTGTTTTCAAACACCCAGGCTTGTTTATTAAGTCTATTTAGACTTAATGAACAGTTACCCCAATCTCTGATTGTGGTAAGCTTGTTTATAAAATCCATCTAGGGATGGATTTATAATATACTAAATAAAAAAGAAATATTAATATACAATAAATGCTAACTACAAAGCAACAACGTATATTATTATTTCTTATTGGTTGTATCGGTACTCGTGCTCTTTTTGTACTTATTGCCAAGAACTCTAGACCACATCTATTACCCTATTTAGGTTATTTAGCCCTATTACCGGCTATTGGTTTCTTCTACATCTATCTAACTGGTTCTAGAAAAACTGGCCAAGAAGTATTTGGTGAACGTATCTGGTGGAACAACCTAAGACCTATTCACGGTGTATTATACGCTCTATTTGCCTACAATGCTATTACTGGTAATACTAATGCTTGGAAATACCTATTAGTAGATGTACTATTAGGCCTATTAAGTTTCACATGGTTTCACTGGAACCACTAGATTAGTAATAAATTCATCTATAATAAACTCGATAGTATCACTATTAACAGGGTCATTGTTAATTCGAAAATGAAACTCTAGATGCTCCAAACCTTCTTCGGATTGGTGAATCGTTTCAGTATTTTCATAAGTTTTATTGTCAAGTTCTTGGAGTATCTTTTCAAAATTTCTATACGCTGATTCTATAATAACTAGTATTCCACTATTACTTTTTATATATTCATATTCATTTTCAAACCTTACATCTTCTACTACAAATATAGGTACTATCCTCCTAGTAATGTGTTTATTAACTATATCTAAGTTACTTAATTGTACCTTTATCCACATGTCTATAGCACGTATCCACATGTCTTTTCTATATTTATCTCTACCATTATCGGTGGCATATTGTTGTAGAGAGGTTCTAGAATAGTTTGATTTTTCTATAAAAAGATTATTATAGTTTAGTGAACTACTAGTATCTCTAGAATATAACTCTACCTTTACTTGTGTACCAAAAGAAAAAAAGTAAGGTACATATTGTACACGTTTATCTGAAAAACTTTCTATTAGTTTTGGAACTAAATAGTTTTCGGTGATGTAGTTTTTACCCACACCTAACTTTCCCGAAACCCCTAGTAAAATCATTATATTTAATTAAACAATTAAAATATTGTTTAATTAGATTTTAGTCTTTATCTATGTTCTCTTATATGTCGGTAATTCCAGTGCCTTGCCATGAACCCTAGTATAAAACTCATCTATGCGTTTACCCTTGTCTCTTAGCTTATTTACACGCAACTGTTCTGCTTCCATTTCTAGTTGTTCCTTAACCTTTAGAAACTCTAGTTCGTCATTGTCCAACACCACAGGGGCATCTCGAGCTGCTTTTAATTGTCCTATGCTAGTATATTGTTCTCTGGGTTTTATTTCTCCTGGGTGTAGAATATTTGCCTGTGAATAGGCCTTCTTTAGGTCTGTATACTTTCCGTCACTACCATAGTCCTGTACTGAATCACCTAGGGTATCGAAGCTACCGTTGTAACTAAAATTACTCTCGGGCTCAATAAACTTAGTTATTTGTTTGCCACTAGAATGTTTCTTGGCATATTGTTCAAAAGTACTATTAAAACCATCCTTAGTATAAGAAGCTATAGTTGGTTGTTGCTCACTATTATTCTCCTTTAGCCAATCAGCATAGCCATCATTACCTTCTTCTTCATCTACGTATCTAGTTTTTTCAAACATATCATTAAACCGCCTATTGTCAAATCTTTGCCCACTAGCTGGTTCAAAGTTATAGTTAACACGATTAACGTGTTCATCTACCTGTTTGCGCTCTTCTGTTTTACTCTCTATTGTTTGAGTAGTTAAACCAGTTATTTTAGCCTCTTCCTCCTTAATACTAAGGAGAAGAGCATAGGCCTTTTGAAGTGCTCTATATTCACTGGTACTATCATATCCCGACTTATCGGGGTGATATTTAATAACTAGTAGTTTATAAACAGTTTTAATATCATCTGTGGTACAATCTGGTTCTAGTCCAAAAATAGTATATGGGTCTAGTTGAACTTTAGCATTATTTAGTGTAAGCTGTACCTTTTGTGTCTGTTTGGGCATTGCGAAGTTTTTAGGTAATTGATTAGATTGCTTTTTAGCAGCTACGGTTGAACTAGTAGATGTTCTAGAAGAACTATTAGTATTATTAGTATTATTAGTATTACTAGTAGTAGGGTTGCTGGAAGATTTCTTACGGCGTTCCTTTTCTAATTGTTGTTTAATTTTTTCGTTTTGTTCTTCGAGTTGTCGTTGTTTACGCCGAATGTCATCTAGTTCTTCCCTAGAAACTTCTCCTGATACTTCATTACCCATAATTTAACTTATTTAAAAATACTAAGAGATTTAATTAAATGGTTTTCCTTATTATCATAATAGCGGATTGTAAACTTAGAAAAAAATGTAATTAATAATAAAAATGGATTCTACGTCTTTATTTAGATGGATTTCGGATAATTTATCAAATCCTTATTTCTCTGCGTTTTTAGCCGGTCTAACAACTTTGATATTTATGTATTTAGACGCAAAAATAACAAGAAAATTTATACATAGAAGAACTTATACTAAGAATGTTTTACTAGTTAGTATAGTTACAGGAACTATTGTATACATCCTAACAAATACTGCCCTCCACCCTAAAATAGCTAAAATGAGCGAAACTGCCAAGAAAGGCATGAGCGGTGGTGCCTCGGGCCTAGCTGATAAATTAAGTTACGATACGGCCGATATATTACTAGGTGAACCTAATTTTTAGATTTATAAATATTTATTAGTGTATGTTTAGTATGAGGGTGTTTAATTTATAAATTTAGAAAAATAATAATTAGTTGTAGAATAATTAATTATTAATTAATTGCGTTTTGGCAAAATTATTTTCTAAGCCTATAATATAAAAAGAAAATGGGTGGTGGTTTAATGCAATTAGTAGCTTATGGTGCTTAACATATAATGTCTTGGGCGCCAACAGTGGGCAGCTAGTAAGGTTCTAGATATACCTTATTAGATAAACCTGTGTAAATATCTAGGAAGATGAGAATAGTTTAATCACCCCCCAGTTAAACTTCATTTTCTATATAACCCGCTAGTACTGTTTAAAACAGTGCGAGAATGTCAAATTGCTGGGACACCCTAAAGCATCTATTACTAAACTAAAATGGTAACATTTTGGCGGCCAAGAGAAAAACTTGGGTATAGTGAAAATATAGATGATGAGAACTATTTTATAGTTCAAAATGGGCAATCAGCAGCCAAGTCCTAAAACTTTTTAGAAGTCGTTAGTTGATATAGATTTATCTATTTTTGACTTACAATTATTATAAGAGTCGTCAGTTGAAATAGATTTATCCTTTTTGACTTACACTTTTTTCTAAAAAGTGTGGATGCAGTTCATCGACTAAATGGCATTCGGGGTCTTTTAAGACTCATAAGATATAGTCAGGCAATATAGGAAACTATATTGGTTTAGCAAGATGTTTACCTTAAAAGCCAGTAGGGTAGAAAAACACTGGGAGGTACTGAAAAAATAAGGTATCTACAACCCCCTATGTGGAGTTCTATATGAACCCATTAGTGTTAATCAGGGAATTTAGTATTCTTAGGAGACTAAATAGAATAACCCTGGTGAGAAAATCAAATTGCTGGAAACCCCTAAAGCATCTACTACTAAACTATCATAGTGATATAGATAGTGGCCAAGAGTAAAAACTTGGGTATAGTAAAAATGTAGATGATGAAGCTCTTAGTGAGCCGAAATGGGCAATCAGCATCCAAGCTTCTTTAATCATAGTTAACAAATGGTTGAATTGAATTAAACCTAATCTTATTATACTTAAAAAATGGAAAATATTACTTGTATTAAATGCGGAATCGAGAAATCGAATGGAGGTTTTAGAACCTACTCTAATGGTAGGATTTCTAATACGTGTAAAGGCTGCTTAAATGAAATGGATAAGATACGAAAGAAAAACTTTAGAAAGAAACATTTAGAAACTGCTATATTTAAGTGTAGTCTATGTAATGTAGATAACACACTAAATAAGTTCTCTAAATTAAAGAAAAACTATAAGAAAAAGGTTTGTCTAGAGTGTTATCCGGCTTTTGTTAAAAGTGAAAAGAATAAATGGTGTGCTGAAGAAAGAAAATCCAATATGAACTATAGGATTAAGAAATCATTAGCGGCCCGTTTAAGAGCAGTACTACATAAAGAAACATCAACAATGTCCTATATTGGTTGTCCTATCCAATATTTAAGGGAATGGTTTGAAAGTGTTTTTACTCCAGAGATGAATTGGGATAACTATGGCGACTATTGGCATATAGACCATGTTATTCCAGTGAACTGTTTCGATTTAAATGATGAGACCGAAAAGAAGATTTGTTGGAATTGGACTAATCTAGCTCCGCTAGAAAGATCAACAAATTGTTCTAAAAAATGTACCATCGATAAAAGTCAAGTAGAAAGTATAAAAGAAAGGTTAATCTGTTTTAAAGAAGAAGGTTCAACGACTAAATGGTTTTCGGATGATTATATAGTGTTATTTAAACCATATGATTCTATTATAGAAAAATATGTGGCCAAGATAAAAACTATATAGTTGTCTTAAGATATAGTCTATCCCTTTCTGAAAAGAAAGGTACTTCGGATTGTACTGGTAATCCTCAAATAACTTTTGAATAAAGAGTTGAAAAGCAACACGCTCTAACTATGTGGATATGTTAGAAGTAAACCGGTTAGTTTTCCACATTACAGTTTCCACCCACTGTAATAAACAGTTGCTAGTACTATTATTAATCTAATAGTGCGACACTATCAAATTGCTGGAAACCCCTAAAGCATTTAATACTAAGCTAAGATGGAAACACCTTAGTGGCCAAGAGAAAAAACTTGGGTATAGTAAAAATTTAAATGATGCGCTCTCATGAGCAAAATGGGCAATCAGCAGCCAAGTTCTCAGTCTTTTTAGAATAGGTGTTTGTTATCATAGATTTATCTATTTTTGACTTACACTTGTTATAAAGGTGTTTGTTATTATAGATTTATCTTTTTTGACTTACACTTTTTTCTAAAAAGTGTGAATGCAGTTCAACGACTAGATGGTAGTGGGTCTTTATTAACAATGTGTCAAAACAGTTAATATAGGCTTAAGGTATAGTCTAGCCCCCATAGGAAACTATGGGGTACTAGCGTTTTCAAGGTCGTCTACAGACGCCACACTAACTTTGCCATGGAAGCTATTCAACAAACTTTCAACGGCACGGCCGACTTCGGCAAGCGCGTCAGCTGCACGATTTCGCGCAACGGTGATCTCATTCACCGCATCTACCTCCAAGTCGATATCCCCTCGGTATCGATCTCGGGTGCTTCGTTCCGCTGGATCGACTCGCTCGGTCACTTCCTCATCAACACGGTTGAACTCCAAATCGGTGGTCAACGTATTGACTTCCACTATGGTGACTGGCTCGAAATCTTCAACGAACTCACGCTCCCCCCGGGCCTCAAGGCTGGTTACCAACGCATGATTGGCAACACGCTTTCGCTCACGACGAACGAAGTCAACGAAGGTACGCCGTCGGCCCCCATCACGACGGGTGTTGCCTCGAACACGATCGAAAAGCCCCAAACGACGCTCTACGTTCCCCTCCAATTCTTCTTCTGCCGCAACCCGGGTCTCGCTCTCCCGCTCATTGCTCTCCAATACCACGAAGTCGTCATCAACATTGAATTCGCTCGCGCTGCTCAATGCTACATTGTCGGTGGTACGGACCAATCGCCGATCCCGTCGATGCTCAACCCCAACCTCCAAAACGCTTCGCTCTACGTCGACTACATCTACCTCGACACGGACGAACGTCGCCGTTTTGCCCAAGTATCGCACGAATACCTCATCGACCAACTCCAATTCACGGGTGAAGAAACGTTCACGGGCTCGACGTACAAGTCGCGCCTCAACTTCAACCACCCCGTCAAGGAACTCGTCTGGGTCGTCCAACGCCAAGACGTCGTTGACAACGGTGCCAACCAATGGTGTAACTACACGACGCAACGCGCCCTCAACGGCCCCGTTGTTGACTACAACGACACCGGCATCAACGTCTGGTCGAACACGCAATTCCCCACGGACACGTCGTACGTTGCTGGTCTCTCGAACGCTGGTCTCCTCTATGGCCGCGAATCGAACCCTACCAACCAATACAACGGCTTCACGGCTTACAACGCCCTTAACACGGAAAACCCGTCGCAAGGTAACCCCGCTGGTGCTTGGGGCGGTCAAACCGCTGCCCAGCTCGCTGCTGGCTGGCCCGTTCAACCCATTGTTGCCAACAACGCCCCTGGTGTTAGCAACAACCTCGGCCCGGCTTTTGCCAACGGTGCTCTCACGTACCCGCACGTCTATGGTGGCCCTGGTGCCGCCAACTGCGTCTGGGCCGCTAAGCTCCTCCTCAACGGTCACGACAGATTCTCCGAACGCAAGGGCACGTACTTCAACCTCGTTCAACCGTACCAACACCACACCAACATTCCGGACTCGCCTGGCATCAACGTTTACTCGTTTGCCCTCAAGCCGGAAGAACAACAACCGTCGGGCACGTGCAACATGTCGCGCATTGACAACGCCACGCTCCTCCTCACGGTTCACCCGGATATCGCCGCTACGGGCCTCAACAAGAAGCTCCGCGTATACGCCGTAAACTACAACGTTCTCAGAATTATGTCTGGGATGGGCGGCCTTAGTTTCAGCAATTAGATTTGCTGGCCCAGGGCAGAAAAGTATCACGCAAATAGTATTTGGGCACTACTATTTGATAACTCGTTTAGACTCCCAATTGTTTCATTACAATGTCAGTTACTAGTAAGTTTTGATCACTCAAACTTGCGACATTACAAAATTGTTCGGGAAACCCCTAAAACTATAGCTACCAAGGTAGTATTCGAAAGATACTACTGGCCAAGAAAAAGACTTGGGTATGGTAAAAATGTTATAGATGACTCTAGAAATAGACGAAATGGGCAATCCGCAGCCACGGCTCTAAGGCAGATACTAATCTGCTATGAGAAAGGTTCAACGACTAAATGGTAGTGGGTGTTTAGTAAGTAATTACTAAATGCTTAAGATATAGTCTACTCCCTAGGTTAAGTCCTAATAAATACACCGAAAGGTGGGGTATAAAGGTGCCTACTCCAACTAAACGCGAAGCGTTTATTGTATATATTTATGTATACAATACAAATATACACTCAACTAAATTTTTAAATAAATCATTTGTAAAAATTAATGATTTAATTAAAACTATTTATTCGCGCCTAATAAATTGACCGCGGGGATTTTTTATGGTATAAAAATGGCTTTCCGAGATACTCAATACGAATTGGTTTCCTACAGAGACAATCAATATTATGTTGGTTATATAGAAGATACTGAAACTTTATTTGTAATAGACGAAAGTGATAGGGGTAAAATAGAAAATAACTGTAGCTATTACAACTATGTCAAAATTGGACATAATTATCTACATCGGCATCTAATTGGTGAACCATTTACTGGAACAAATTATGTTGACCATATTAACCGGATTACTAGAGATAATCGCCGCAAAAATATTAGAATAACTACACAAACTACACAGAACCATAACCAATACAAGAAGGATAGAAAGGTAGAACTACCATTGGAATGTAATATTAGTCCAAATGATTTACCTACACATATCTGGTTAGCAAAAGGTGATGGAGAACATGGCGATAGATTTGTTATTGAAATTAAAGGTCTTTCAGACAAATTCGAAAAGGGTGAATATGTCTGGAAATCATCAAGCAGTTCTGTTTATTCACTCCGAGTAAAACTATTAATGACTATCTTGAAACTTATTGAAGTTCGAGAACAATATCCAGAAATTAAAAGTATAACTCGTATCAACAAAGGTGATGAACTAGAAAGAAAAAACAGTGTCGATGATTTTAATAATATCATAGGATTATCTAATTATCCTAGAGGTACGATTGAAACTAATTTAGTAACTTTCAAAACTGATATTGTAGATATTTTATTTACACCCGAAGAGAAATTAGAGGCACTAAAGGCACTAAATATACAAAGTTCTGGTAAAAAGAAAGAAAGTAAGCTTCCGCCAAATTGTGGTGTAGAATTCGAGGACATCCCACAATATTGCTACTATTGTCCAAAAAAGTATAAAAAGGATAATTGTAACAATCCGACAAATATTATCGAAAGAAGTGACAAATTTGTAATTGATAGACATCCGGCTTTAGTTAAAAGTGGAGTAAGACAGTGGTCTACAGATGGTTCTAAAAAGAAAACAACATTAGAAAAATATAAAGAATTGCTAGATAAACTAAAAGATATTAGCAGTTAGATATTATAAATACTCTAGAACTAAACTAGTACTAGATTATACCAAATTGAAAATTCTACTAATATATAAAAACACACATATCCACAAACAATGGAATCAGCACAACCGACTATCTTGAGCAACGAGACCTGCCAGCAGAGGAACGCCATCAGCTACATCAAGAGTGTGGCAAAAATGAACACGGATGATCTAACCGACATGCTCGATGGAATCAACTCGTCGGACCTCAGTCGCCACGCCACTACCATCAAGAACTGGAAAGCAAACGACGATTACAACACCTCGTGCGACGCGCTTATCGCGCTCAACAACAAGACCTACGCGCACCGCTACCACTACGATGAACACTACACTCGCCAACTGCTCCTCGACCTCCGAACCGCCTGTAAGCAACTAGTTGACTCTCTGTAATTATAAAAACAGTCTTAAAATAGAAATGTATATAGGTTTTATTTATTATACTTTGAGTACTATATGGTACTATATTTCTCTAATAAATTCATTTAACATATCTATAATAGTATCTAACTTTGTAACTTCTTCAATCTTCATTGCGAATCCTGTACAATATTCTTTAATACCTGATTTTTTACAATCATTACTAAAAATATCAATACAACTACTAATTTGATATGCTAAATATCTTGGTTTTTTCTTACCCAATTCACAACACGAAAAATCTGTAAACACAGGAGATAAACCATATGTATTTTCTACTAACCAGTCTCTTCCAAACGCATTGTATATAATTTGTTTATTACCCGTTTCATCTAAAAGTAAATTTCTCAACTTCCAATCACCATAAAAAAATCCATGTTTTTCAAAAAGCTCTAATGTAGCAAAAAGTGTTTGTAAAAATACACTTTTCCACTGTAAGTAATCTAGGTGCTCATAATTACTTAGTAAATCACCTTTTTCAATATATTCTTGAATAATTATAATAAAATCCTTTATTTCAGATTGTTTTTTAGGTTTACATAATTTTGTAGGTTCTTTTATATTAACTTTCCACCTAATCGGATTGTCTCGACAAGTAAATTCACAAATACCTTGTACAACATTTCTATGTGGATGTTCTTTAAAAAATCTTTGCAAAGATGCTTCTTTGAGTCCTTGATCTTTATCCAACATAACTTTAACAATAACTGGTCTTTTCAATAATTCACTCAATCCTACAAAAGCAATTCCTTGTGAAGTATCATCTAATGCTTGTATACTTTTATTTATTATCCATTCCGCATCTATTCTTTTCGCCACAAAAAGCATAAAATGTATCTATTTTTGTAATTCTACCACCAGTCATTCTGTCATGATGTGTAAATGGTACTGCTTTATACTTCTTCGATAAATATGTAAGCTTAATAACTTTCATATAAATTAATATCAGATTAATATTTATTTAATTCTAGTATAAATTCATTAATACTATCTATAGAATTATTTAGAATATTATGTTCTTTAATTTTATTTGAAAACTGGTTACAATATTTTTCAACGGTTATGTTTTTACATATTTTACCATACATTTCTACACATAAACTTATACTTTCTAACAAGTATTCCAGTTTTCTCTCATCAACCCCACTTTTTGATAAGTCAGTAAATATAGGAGATATTCCATGTGTATCCGCAACTACCCACTCTATACCAAAAGCTTTATAAACTACTATGGTATCAACAGTATCGTCTAAAACAATATTACTTAGCTTCCAATTATCGTAATTAAATCCATATTTATCAAATAACTCTAATACCGCAAATAATGTTTGTAAAAATATACTTTTCCATTGTGGATAATTCAACCTATCAATGTTACTAAAAAGGTCACCACCTTTAATATAGTCTTGTACAATTACAACATATGTATCAATATCACAATACCAGCAATGAACATGATTTATATTGGTGTTACCGTGGAGTGCCACCCCGAGAGGGGTGGCATCTAACTCGGATTCCGCAGTATCAATGTTCCAACTGATAGGACACTCGCCAGTTTTTAAACTAAACATACCTTTTACAATATTTCGATGTGGTGTTTGTTTAAAAAACTGTTGTATTCTAACTTCTGCTCTTCCGAAAGGATCATTTAACATAATTTTTACAATTGCTGGAATTAGTTTATTATCGTACCCTAAAACTAATTCAGCATCATTACCATAACAAGTAAGAAATGTATCTATTCTTGTCATTTGTCCACCAGTCATTTTAGTGTGATTTGTAAATGGTACTACTTTATACCTTTTCCGTAAATAGGTTAATGGGACAATACTCATTTTATATTATTTTATATTATATTAGCCTTAGATTTGTTAATTATGACACTCCACGGTATCATTCAAATCTGCTTTGATACTTTTCAATATCGTATAAATCTATGCCATCGTAATCATCATAATCTATTCTAGGAACTACATACTTTTCTATGAATTCCTTACTTAATTTATTATTCTTTACTAATTTCTTCAAATCTACTAAATCTATTATTAATGCTAGTTGGATTTCATCTAGGCATCCTTTTTGTACCAAAATATCAGCAGTAAACAATAAACTATTCCAGTTATATTTATCTGTATTCATAATCCTTTTAATAATATGTTATTAAAATGATTTTATATTATTAGTTCTGACCATTCATTACTATTTCTTTTAATTCATCTATAGAAGCACGCTTAGCTGCCCCACTATCAAATATAACAGTTACTAGTTCATCTAGTATTCCACTAAGGCTACTAGGAACCACTAATAAACCTATATTTGCCTTATCGGTATATCCCTGTATATGTATTGCCTTTTCTACACAATATTTGGCCATATTATCAACCGATATATCAGTCATTCTATAGTCATCATTCTTGGTCATTAATAAACTCATTAGGGCAATACTAGTAGTTAGAACGGCTATATTTGGTTCGGGATTACTAGAAGTATACATAGATTTAAGATACCAATAATGTAGGAAGAAAGTTACTGGTACAAAGGATAGGTTAAAATCTAGGGTATCCAGTAGTTCTAATTGAGATTCTACAACTTGTTCATTTTTAAATAATCCTCTCATAGTTTCTACTATTTTATCGAGGGTAATATAGCTTAATACATTAGCCCATAGATTATCCGAAGTTACTAATGATGAGGCACCAATTAATTGTAGTTTATTTAGTGGTAATTCAGGTTTCTTTGATAGGAATTGTAGAAAGTACTGTATATAGGTAAAAAAGGCATCCATATTGTCGACATTGAGAGTTTTAATAGTACTTATAGTCCAATTATGTATCAGTTCTAAATGTTGCTGCTTTATATTACTATGGCTAGATAAATCAACATATGTAGTAACTCTTGTATGTTTATAACTATTATACATATCTTCTAAATATTCTAGTTCATATACACCACCTAAATATTCTTCTATACTAGGCTTTCTAGTTATACTATTGATGTAACTAGTGAACATATTAACTACAGCTCCACCGACAGTATTACGAATATACTGGTGTTGTAATGCTTTTTTGCTACTAATTCTAGTTAGAGAGTTAGGGTCTAAACATCTAATTATGAAATCATAGCCGTCTCCGGTAAAGGCAGTAATTAGGTCGCTACGAATAGCGGCGAATTCGCTACTGGCAATATCAATGTAACCAAAACCATCCTTTAAAAATTGTACAAATGGTATTTGTACTATCATAGTGAATATCCATAAAAGTGTAGCACCTACACTAAACATATCACTCTTGTAACTATAGCGGTTACCTTCTTCATATATCAGGTCACTAATAGAATTAGGGGCTTTAAATAAAGCAGTGCCACCACTACCAACGGCCCTTTTAGGTAATGGAATACCAAGATATTCTGAGAGGCCAAAATCAGCTAATTTTATTAATAGTTTGTTATCGGGTAAAACTTTATACAACACATTAGCAGGTTTAATATCGTTGTGAGCATATCCGTGTGAGTTCATGTAGTATAGGCCAGATACCATTTGTTGTGCGATACTTCTCATGGTTTCTTCGGTTAACAATTCACTATCAATTGTACCACTAACCATTCCTCTTAATAGGTATTCTAGACTACCATCCATTAATTCTATAACAGTATTGATAGTTTTGTCCTCTCTATCAATGAAGGAACTAATATGTTTACCATCATTTCGGATTATGTAACTAGTAGATACAACATTGGGGTGATTGAAATTATGGGTATAGGCGATCTCTTTTAAATCGGTGGGATTAATTAAATTGTTGGAACTATATTTCATCTTTTTAATGGCCATTTCTTTACCGCCATTATTGTTATCGCGAACTTTCCAAACGCTGCCAAAAGCACCTTTTCCTAATTCTTGTACATATGTAATATCCATAATATACTATAGACTCTAATAATAACTAATATTTTAATATAATTTAATTAAGATATAGTTAATTGTAAAAATCTAACACTTTATTATTTTTTTAATTTCGTCGTATAGTTCTAGAGATTCCGCAGTAGTACAGAATTTAGTTATAGATCTCTCTAATGTACTTTCTAAATCACTATCTATACCTAATAGAGAAACATTAGAGTGTTTAGTATGACCTTCTTTAATTAATGCCTTTTTGACACAATATTTTGCTAAATCATCTAATTTTACATCTTGTAATTCATCGTTATTATTTGTTACTAGGAGAACTAACATGAACGCCGTACTAGTAGTTAATACATTAACATTTGGTACCGAATCTTCACTAGTATATACACTTTTAAGATACCAATAATTCAAAAAACACATGACGGGTGTAACTGTAATATTTCCATTAAATACACGTAATATATCTGTTTCCGTATCTATGATTTGTTTTTCGGTGAATTGTTTAGATGAAACCCACATGAAGGATTCCATTTCTATACCAGAATAGTTAAAATCAGATAATAATTTATGGCACAATCTAAATGTACACATAGCATTTAATTGTAGTGTATCTGTACCAACTTTTTTTCTATTTAACAAGTGGATAAAATTTAATTGTGTCTGTAAAAATGCTTCAAGTGTATTTAGTTTAAATGTTTTATTAACCGTATATAACCAATCATTTACACTCCTTATATGACTAGGAAACAAATCATCATTATATTCAAAATCTATATATAAATTTACCTTTCTATCCTTGTAACAATTATACATATCATCTAAAAATTCTAATTCATAAAGACCTTCGGTAACTTCAGCAACAGTTGGTTGTCCGTAACCCTTTATAACTGCTAATAAATCACCAAATGCTCCACCTCTTAGCGGTCTTAAATACGGGTGTTCTAGGGCCATTCTACTACTCATTCTTTCGCGGGATTTAAAAGCCATACACTTAACTAAGAAATCATAACCATCTTCGCCATACATAGCCTTTAATTTATCAGCCTGGTCTAAAAAGTTTTGTCTGCGAATATCAACAAATACGTCTTTTTCACTAACTCTAAAATTCGTCCACTGAATACTATGAACTCTCATACATGTCCAGAACATTGTTGCTCCTAGACTAAACATATCACTATTGTAATTATATTTATTTCCACTTACATAGTATGAACTATTTTTAGAGTTTGGTGCTTTTACGATAACAGTACAAAGAAAATTCTCTACTTTACTAGGAAAAGGAATACCTAGATATTGAGATAAACCAAAATCGCCTATTTTAAATGTATACACACCACCTTCTAATTTGTAAAGAATATTATCGGGTTTTAAATCATTGTGTGTATAGCCCATAGAATGCATATGGTATAACCCCTCTGTAACATCATGTACTAATTTACGTAATAGTTCGGGGGTTAATTCTTCATCTTTTAGAGAATTAATATCACCATTCATCATTTCTAGTGATAGTTCAATACGTTGTTTATCATCATTAATATAAACGGCATGACGGCTACCATCATTATATACTAATGGGTCTACAGGTATTATATTAGGGTGGACAAGGTTTTGTGTATTAATTAGTTCTTTAATAGTGGCATCGCGGATGTCATTATTTGTCGGGTCATTTTTCATAGCCTTTAAGGCTACCATATGGTCTCTATTGTTTTTATCAATCGTCTTGTAGACGTCACCATAAGCGCCGGCACCTAAATGTGCTTCTTTAACAATATTCATTATATTATATGTCAATAAAATAAATACTAATATAATAAATATAGACATACATATTTAACTTCCATATTAATTTCGAGAGAGTACCTTATAGTTCCAAAGTTAGCGAAGCTTAACTTTGGAAACTATGGAACCCGCCTCCTCTTTGAGGAGGAGGCTAAGGGTAACATCTTCCTCGTAAGAGGAAGATGGTTAAGGATTGCTTGCTAAAGCAAGAATTACGCTCGCAGAGCGAGACTTACCCGCCTTAGATGCCTTTGGCACTCCACGGTAATAATTGTTTAACATCAATATATAATTCAGTATTAGACAAGTCCTTCGCACATAATTGAACGATACATTCATCTAACATAGTAGTTAATGTTGTGGGTACGGAAAGTATGTCTAAATTGGCATTTCCTGTCGACTTCTCTAAGACTAAGGCCTTATTAACACAATATTTAGATAAATCATCTATTTTAACGTCTTTTAGTTCTTCTCTAGAATTACATGCCATTATAGCTAACATAGCGGCAATACTAGTATTTAATACATTAACATGTAGTGCTCTACCTCTACAACTCTTAATATACCAGTAATTTAAGAAGAAGGTAATAGGTGTAAATGGAACTTTTCCACCAAAAACATTTAGTATTTCTTTTTCTAGTTCTACAAGTTGTTCTTTAGTAATCATATTTTCAGATGCCTTTGTATAAGCATTTAGATCAATTAATGATGAGTTTTCAAATGTAGAATATAATTTATCACAAAGTCTAAGAAGAGTAATACAATATAGTTGTAAATCTCTATCAGTAATATGTGTATTATTTAATAGCTCTAATAAAATTAATTGATATTGTAGATATGTTTCTAGTGTTAACATACCAGATTTAATAAATCCTTCGAATATTTTAAATGTCCAGTCATTTCCACCAATAATCATACCTGGTGTTATTTTAGTAGAATCTACATACAAATTAATCCGTCTATCTTTATAGCAATTGTACATATCATCTATAAATTCGAATTCATAATTTCCACTAGTGATACTATCTATTGTTGGTTGTTTGTATAGTTGCTTCACCGTATTTAGAAGTATACCAAGGTGACCTCCTCTGAGAGGTCTTAAATAGGGGTGTTCAAGGGCCTTTTTGCTACTCATTCTTTCGCTAGATTTTACGGCCATACATTTAATTATGAAATCACATCCATCATCACCATACATCTCTTTTAATCTAGGAACTTGGTCTAAAAAGTTTTTCTTTTCTATGTTGACGAATTCATCATTACCAGAATCTCTAAATTCGTGCCATAAAACACTATGGCGTTTCATACATGTCCAAAACATAGTAGCGCCAAGACTAAACATATCCGTGTTGTAGTTATATTTATTATCCTCTACATAGTGAGAATTCTTTTTGGAGTTGGGTGCCTTTAAACTAGGTGTACTAAAGAAATGTTCAACTCCACTAGGAAACGGAATGCCTAAATATTGCGACATACCAAAATCACCTAATTTAAATATATAATTACCATTCTCTAATTTGTAGAAAATATTATCTGGTTTCAAATCATTGTGTGTATATCCCATAGAATGCATGTGATATAATCCTCTTGTAACCGTATATATCATTTTGCGCAATACGTCAACAGTTAATTGATCATCGGTCATTGAATATAAATCACCATCCATTAATTCTAAACATAGTTCAAGACGTTTCTTATCAACATAGACAGAGTGTTCACTACCATCATTATATACTATTGGGCTTACTGCTATAATATCAGGGTGGACGAGATGTTGTGTATTCATAATCTCTCTAAGGTTTGTATCGGGTATATCGAAAGTTTTTTTTTCATTCTTCATAACCTTTAGGGCTGATTTATGATTTCCATTATTTTTATCAACTATAATGTAAACATCTCCATAACTACCCTCACCTATATGTTCCTCTTTAACAATATTCATTATATTATATACAAATAAAATAAACACTAACATATAATATAAAAATGAATAGTTCTAATCAGTTCTAGGAGCTATAGCTTTAGTAGCACTAGAAGTTTTAGTAGATTTCTTAGCACTACTCTTTTTTTCTGAACTTAATATGGATTTTTGTGTAGAACTACTAGCCGGTTGTAATGTATTTTTGTGTTGTTCATCTTTATAGAAACCGCTAATATCCGATAAGTAATCCTCGGGTACATACATACTTAGGTTTTGTGCCGAATCATCCGGTGTTTTTAAATCGATAATTTCAAATCCTGTTAACACACCGCGTTGGTCGCAACCAAGTTGTGATTCGGCAAATAGTTGAATTGTATCATAGCCTTTTTGAAGTGCCGAGAAGGCTAATAGTGAATCGGCTTCGCTACCAATGCCATAATAACACATATCTTTTCTATCTTTAGCGGATCTAGTATAATTCTTGCCATTCTTCATCTTTTCTATCTGTGTATCTAGTGCCATTCTTAGTATTTGTTCATTGGGTAATTGCGGATTTTGTGTTTTAAGATATTTGGCTTCTCTAGATAGCCAACGTTTAAAGGACTTTCCGGAATATTGAAAAATGACATCATTGGGTACTTTTAGCATTTTTAGGGCCGCTACTTTATTAGGGGCTACAAGTGACTTACCTAAACGGAGAAATACACCAGAGCCTCTAGCAGGGTAATAATAGGTACCAGAGAAGAATTGCGAGGGGATGTAGAAATCGGTATTTAGATTGCCGGCATGGTATACTTCAACCCAACAATTTTTAGGAAATGTTTTGTGGTTTACATTTTGTTGTAACGTGATATTTTCCGGGACTCTATAGAATGGTTTAAATGCCGCACGAGTAGTTTTCTTACCACTAGGGGTAGTACCAATATCATACCATAGTTCTAGGTTTTCATACATCTGCTGTAATTGTTCTGTAGACATAGCCTCCCATATTTCTTTATTAGTACTAGGGTATATAGTAGCGAAGTAGCGTATGTATCTATCATGTTCTTCTTTGTTAGAACTAAAATATAAGCCACTCAAGGGTTCTATTTCATCTTTAGCTCTAAAAAGAATATTTGTGGGGTCGGTAATTTCCTTACGGGGTTCAGCACAGGATACTAAGACGCCAGAATCATTCCATTGTAACACACCTTTTTTTTCTCTACAATTTACGTCGTATCTTTTAGACATTTATTATAATATTAGAAATTTAATAGGATTTAAACAATTCTATGTTCAATAATTCTATACAGACTATAACATTTTAGTATATTTCTAAAGGATGGATATGTTAAAAAACCAAATAGTTACTATAAGTGCTATGCAAAGTGGCAAAGATGGTAGTAGTATTATGAATGCTATCTATGGCATTATTTTGCTATCATTTATTGAGCAAATATTTAAATATTTACCAGTAATTGGTGCTTTTTTTAAGAAGTATAGCGAGGAATATATTAAACGCCGCTATGGGTCAATAAATATAGTTAATACATTAGGTAATCTTAAAAAAGAGTTAACCGGTAGTATTATTTTAGAGAAGAGTTATTTAGATAAAGATAGTGGTCAAAATAGTGAATTTGTAGAGGCTATTCTAGAACACATATCCAAACTACCAAATATTAAATTCTTAAAATATCGCACAAGATTCTTTGTGTCGCATAAAGATGAATTTGAAATAGAAAATAATATTTGTGGTAGGTGTATAGACTATATACAAAGTATAGAAACCGGGGAATTAGAAAAGATAACAATTCAGGTCTATTCCTACACAATGGATATTGTACAATTGCGGGCATTTTTAAATAATATACATAAAAACTTTTTGATTTCTAAAAAGAACCAATTAGGGGACCAAACCTACTTTTTCGACCATATGATTTCGCAATCTACAATTCCTATATTACGGTTTGATATGACGCCATTTAATACAAACAAGTCCCTTAAGACAATTTATGGTAGCTACATGAGTAATATAGTAAAACGCATTAATTTCTTTATAAAAAATCGTGATTGGTATATTAAAAAGGGTATTCCGCACACATTAGGGTTGTTACTACATGGACCACCTGGTTGTGGTAAAACTAGTTTAATTAAGGCGATAGCAAATGATACACACCGGCATATTATTAATATACAATTGAATAAACAGGTGACGCAATCACAATTAAAGTCTTTATTTTTCAATGAGGAGATATTTGTTTTTAATAAGAAAACAGGTCAAAATGAGTTGTTCTTAATTCCACTAGAGCAGCGTATTTATGTCATGGAGGATGTAGATGCTATTTCGGACATTCTATATTCTAGAGATATTGTCAATAAACAAAAGGATATTGAAGATAAGGTACGGCAGGAAACTTATGAAGAAGCTAGACATGATGCTATTAAAAAGGGATATGCCCCACCACCTCCGCCACAAAATATTAAAGAAGAAAATAAGGAACAATTAACACTAGCCTTTATTTTGAATTTATTAGATGGTATTCTAGAAACACCTGGACGTATCATTATCCTTACTACAAATCATCCAGATAAGTTAGATAGTGCTTTGGTTAGACCGGGTCGCATAGATTTAGACATTCATTTCAATCGCTGCTCTAGAGAAACTATAGTTGAACTAGTGATTAAGTTCTATGAAAGTATTGATGAATCCTCTAAAGAATGGTGTGATTTCTTATCAGAACTTGGTAAATTGGATGAGTATATGCTAACACCGGCGGAGGTAAACAAAATCATTTTCAACTACTACAATGAACCAACACTAGCATTTTATGAAATTATTAGTGAAATACGGAAACATATGAACAAATGTGTAGAAGAGGAACGAAAAGATGATAAATTAGCTAAAAGAGAACATGATATTACAGATGTAGTTAAAACAGATACAGCGACCGAAACAATTAGAGAAGTACATAGTTTGGAAAAGTTATATTTAAGTACACGGGATTGTTTTAAACAATTATTTGGAAAGGAATATATCAAATTTTTGGAAGAGAAAATGTTGCTAGTTCAGGATACATTGTTAATTAGCAAGCAAGTTTTGGAGAATATATATATATGTAACCGAGATAGTGTACTTAATGGATTACTAGAATTAGAAGAACAGATTAAAAATAACCGTAAAAGTATATTAAAATCACCCGATGTATTATATGAGGTCCACGAAGATAAAAATGGTAAATTTATATATGTAGATTTAGAAACATTAAATACGATAAATAACAACACTATGAAGTTGGAATCACATACAAAAGATTCCGTTTCCTATGGCGAAGAACCACAAAATAATGAGCTTTATAATACAACAAATGTTGTTGGTTTTAGTGGCAATAGTAATTTTTTAGGATTTAATATGAATAATTTTGAGTGTATAGATGGTAGCAATAATTGTAGTGAGTCTAGTTCGTCACTAGATGATTTTTTCAGACCTATTCTATAAATTATTCTATAAATTATTCTATAAATTATTCTATAAATATAAGGTATAAGTAATGATATATTTATGGAATGTGGCAAAAGATGTTACAATTGGTTATTTAGAGGTTAAGTGTTGTAATAAAAGATGTGGCAGAACTTTTAAAATTTCTAGAAATTCAGAAGTATCTAAATCGCCAAATAATGTTAGTTGTAATATGGGCTGCGCGTTAGATTCTATAGGTAAGCTAAGGTAATAAGTATTAAAATGTATTATAGATAGTAAACTTGTTTAGTACCATCATATTTTTTAACAACGAAACGGATGGCCGAATCGTATTTGTATTCTATACAAGACATGTAATCGCCATTAGGATATTCTGTCAATAATACTTTTTTACATCTATTATCTAAAATATAATTGTACATGCTAATTATATTTTAGATAATAGATGTAAATATAAAGTTAATAATAGTAATAGTAATATTAATATTATGTCCCATTTAGTAATACCATCGTTAGTTTCATCTGTTTTAGAAGTGACTATAACACAGCCATTAGATGTTATTAAAACCTATAAGCAGGCTAATAAACTTAATCAGCTAGATTATAGATGGCGTAATCTGTACAAAGGATTTGTACCAAGAGCATTAGGAAATATACCATCTAGAACTGTTTTTCTGTTTAGTCAGGAATATTTTAAACAGTATACATCGGACAAATATAGGCCTATAGTTGTACCACTAATGTCAGGATTTTGTCAAACACTAGTAGATACACCAGTAGAAGTATTAAAAATAAATCAGATCTTTGGACAACAGAATAGGAACTATTATTCTGGATTTGTACCTCATTGTATTCGCAATATAATATTTGTTGGATTTGTATTTAATTTTAAGGAATATGGAAAGCGATATGATTCTATAACTATCTCATCGGCCTATGGAGCAGTGGGTGGTTTATTAGGATGTTATTTATCTCACCCATTTGATACTATAAAAACTATTAGACAATCTGGGGCTACTAATAATACACTAACAAGTATTAAGGACTACATGAGAGGTTCACATATTAGAGCAGGTATGGGATTTGTAAATATGTTTATAAGTCTAAGTATCTTCGAACTTTTACAGAGTTATTTCAAACAATAAAACATAAATAAATACAATAAAAATACAAAATTGATAATCATTTTTGTATTTTTAACACACAATACAACAGTCCAATAAATGGCTTCTAAACAACAAGTTGAACAGTTTGAGACCAGCAAACAAGAGTTTATTCAAAATGTTCGCCGGGACTATGAACAGTTTCTGACGGATAATGGTGTAGATCTAGAGAGTGAAATTCGTGGTAAAGTTCTACAGGAAATTAAGCAAAAGAAGGCTAAAAAGCTGGAGAAAAAGCAACAGGAGAAACAAGAGGAGTTTCGAGTGACTCGACTAGGAATTGTATCTGACATGTTGTGCGAACTAGAATACAAGTTTTCAGATAAGATTAATGAATTCTATGGTGACCTATTTGATGTAGAAATTATTAGCGAATGGTACTATAATGATTGTAATGTAACTATTGAATTCACATGGTCCGATAAGACTCTATGTATAACTAATTATGACGGTGAGCTAAAGATTAGTGGTGGTAAAAAGGACCTACGAAAGTTTATCAAAAGTAACACAGAGTTGATTCGAGATTTTATTGATGTGTCAGATGAGTATTATTATCTAAATGATGAATATTATACTTCATCTTCAAAAAATTCTGAATAAGTACGATGTCTCTTATAATTAGTATTATCCTTTTCAATTGTGAGTACTGATACTACTAAAATAACACCAACACTGACTGCTAACATACACGCTAAGGCAATGTACAAATACATTATTTACTTTGTTTTAGTAAATTATAATTAAACCGTTTCCGAGATTTCTAATCATCTTCAAACATACACTTTTCTTTTTTGCTATTAGCACTATTAATTTTATTAATAGTTATTTTCTTTGTATCTTTTGATGTACTTTCTCTTCTGTTATTACTATTCGAACTAATAGAACCACTAGAACTAATAGATGTTTTTTTAGTACTATCCATTTTATTAATAGTTATTTTAGAGGTTGAATGGTTGGATTCCATTGGTTCTTGTAAATCTTTCTTTTTAGGAGAACCTATTTGTAATCCAGAATTGCTTATAATAGACAAATCAACATTCCATTTAATTTCACTTCTACCCTTCCAAGTATCAAATGCTTCATAAATATGTTGTTTAGCATCTTCTCTATCCAGTCCATTGATATCCATTAAGTGTTCTAAAGCTACACCTTTATCCAATAGTCTAGTAGTACTATAACATGGCTTACATAAAGCAATTAGTCGTTCTAATCGCTGAGCCTGTGTACTAAAATTAAAACTAAACATTTCACATATTTCTAAATACTTTCTTTCACTGGAAATACATTCTTCTCCACAAATCTCGCACCTATAGGCAACTCTTTTAACTAATAGATTTCTTAGCCTGCTAAAATCACTGTCATTTAGTAGTCGTCTAAGAGATATATTAGAACCTTTAGGAAGTATATCTACATATAATTCATTGCCCCCAAATCTTCTATTTTCACCAATTAGTACTAATGGCTTTGGAGACTCTTTAATATTTGTATTGTCTCTACTATTATTACTAGTATTACTACTAGTTTTTTTAGTAACTCTAGTAGTTTTTGATTGTTTGGTAGAATACTTTTCTATTAATTTTTTAAAACTTTCATCAGGGGCATACCATAATTTTTTCTCAGGGTCCCATTTAGCACCCATAGATTTAGCATCATCTTTTTCTTCAAATGATATATGTAAATAAATCATGTTACTACTGAGTTAATCTCAATCAATAAGTTTTAAATGAATTGAACAAATTTAATTATATAAGAAACATAATTAGATATGTGTGACCATAAGTTGAACAAAGAAGAACTAGACAATGCTATTAGATACCTATATGATTTAGAATATGAATATAGACAAAGCCATAATTTTTGGACAGAAGATATTAGTTACACTTGTAATGAATGTAGTGATAAGTGGCTACAGTTAGGAGAACTATTATGTTGTCCTAATTGTAAAAAACATGTTTGTCTAGATTGTTATTATAAAAATAAATAGAACGTATTTATATTATTTCTAAGGTAGACCTTTTAATATGCCATTGTTTAGGTCTTTGGTTTTGTTTAATTGTGCCTCAATGACGTATCGGTTATTGACATTACCAATAGTAGCTTCTACTAGAGCCTCTAGTTGTTCTTCGCGACTACGAGGCTTATTTATATCAGAATAGTACCAATTGTTCTTCTTGGCGTCGTACATGTAAAAAGGTTTAAAACGCTTGGCATTTTTAGCTACAAACTCTATAGCATATATTATATAATCTACAACATATTTTGGCATAGAGTAGTGAAATGTAATACGGCACCACCCATAGTAACTAGGAACACCTTGATTGTCAAGTATAGATTTATAGACATCGGATTTCTTTTCATCCGATATTTTAAGAATTTTTTGAGCATACATACTACAACAACTAATACCACCACGTGATTGAATACCAAATAGATCACTAAGAAGAGTTACAATTAAGTTGTAGTGGATACCCCTAACGCGAAAGGAGAAGATGGGTATCCGCTCGGAATTGTCTAGAGGATTAATAATTTCTATTAGGTCCTTTAGACCAACGAGTTTCCCTTGTACGTATCTAAGGAGCCATAATTCTCTTTTGGAGATATAACTTTGGTATTTATCTTTTATCTCGAAACATAATCCAGCCCTAATAGAACCAATGATATTAGGTGTACCACCATTTTCTCTAGTTTCAATATCATCGCTATATTTCTGCATCTCGTCGGTTACGAAACGTACCGTACCACCACCCGGGCAAAAAGGAATATCATTGCGGCAACAGGACTCTCTGACTACAAGAATACCAGGAGCACTAGGACCACCTAAAAACTTGTGTGTAGAAAGAACTATGATATCAATGTAGTTACCATTAGATTCATCGCGATGCATATTAATAGGTACATAGGGACCACCAGTAGCATAATCGAACATAACTAGTGCTCCATATCTATGTCCTAGTGTACAAATATCCTCTATGGGTTGTATTACACCGGTTATATTGGAAACGGCTATAAAACTAATTAGTTTAAGTTTTCTATCGGCGAATTTCTTAAGGTATTTCTTTAGTTTAGAAAGGTTTATAAGGCCTGTTTCAACATCAATAGGAATAATGACTAGATCAATTGGTAAATGCCGCCAAGGTAAATCGTTACTATGATGTTCGGCTTCACTAATGAAAACTACAGGATTAGCTTCGCTCTTTTGTTTTAGGTTTAACATATGGATAATGTGTTGAATAGCGCCAGTACAACCATTGCCAGTAAATAGTATCTTGTCATTTTTGTTGGCATTTATAGATTTAGAAATCTTTTGTTTCGATTTATTTATAAAAAGGTTCATCATTTGTCCAGCAAAGGCATTACTATGGGTGTTGTTGTAATAGGGTACAACATTGGTTTGTATAAAGTCGTCTATGGGTTTATAAAGAAATCCAGACGCAGTAGCATCGGCATTAATCATGTTACGAGGCCCATAAGGAGTCTGGAATTGGGGAGAACCATAGGTGTTTTTGTAAATGTCAAGGGTAGTAGATTCTAGATTATCGTCGCCATTAATTGCGGATTTAAACCATTGAAAAACAGTTGTCATATATCTTAAAATAAAATTAGATAATAAAATTTATTTCTTTATAATATATAAAGATGAACTTCAGCAAGGGCTTTCTATTAATGTTCCATTTACTCTCTATGGTATTTTTAATCATTTTACTTGGTTCTATTCCTAACGTCAATATGACACATTACTACATATTTGTTGTATCTACAATTATGACATACTTATTCAACACCTACACAACATACCAAATCAAATTCCATATGGATGAAGAAAAGAGTGAATCGGACGAAGAATAAGAGTTTATTAGTTACTTTATTGATATAATATTAAAGTAAATAATTTAGAAAAAGGTTATAGAAAGGTAATTATTTCGGGTATTCTTTTTCAATTAGGTAGATGAATACTTTAAAGTAGTTCCATACACATTCTTTGTCACTGACACTGAGGCGATTGCTATTCCATATTTCTTTAATGCGCAACATTTCGGAAATAGAACTATCGCTTGTAACCGATTCACCAAAGTCGCTATTGATAAAGAATGATTCATCCTTAACCACGATTTTTTCCTTGAAAGGATATACGAGGTTTTTGAATTGTACCATAATTTCTCTAGGATTGGTTTTTTTCATGAATTCTACCGTATGATAGAAACTCGTGAGCTTCTTATCATCAGGAAATAGATCACGCATTTCCTGTAAGAAATTAAGTACTTGTTCGTTGAATTTAGATAGATTGGTTGCCATTATATAGTTATAATTATAAGGTATACATATTTTTAAATAGTATTTAGCAATTAACTCGGCTTAAATCGAAACGAAAAATATTTTTTTATAACAGAAATTAGATAATGAATCGCCAGTTTCAAAATTATAGTAAAAGTGGCCAGCAAGTTTCGTATATGGAAAGACCAAATAATCAATCCCAAGCACAGCATAATAGAAGTCAAAACAGTAATATAGATATGACTAGTCGTAATCAAGCTGGCCCAGCAAAGCAAATCTACAATCCTAATCCCTTTAATAGCTATGATAACCTGTCTATGTCTAGCCAAATGAGCTCAAACTTAAATACCCAATCGGCTATTTCAAAACCTAGTAAAGAAAGAAAAGAGATTGGTGTATTATTCTATAGTAACAACTGCGAACATTCCAAGAAGTTTTTAATTGGTATCATGAAAACTAATTTTAATGATTTAGTTAGAAAGGTCTGTGTAGATAAGAGGGATGTTAAAATACCTAGTATAGTTACGGATGTACCTACGTTAATTGCTAGAGGTATAAATAGACCCCTTGTTGGTGAACAAGTATTTGCCTGGTTAGAAAATGAAACTTCTAAGGGTGCTGTAAATGAAGATATAAAATCATTTTCATTTAGCTGTAAAGATAACTTTACGTTTTTAGATGGTGGTGTCGATGATGGTACTATTGTCGAGGGTAGCGTCGCCGAGTGGGATAAGGACTATACGTTTAATGCCCCTATAGATATTGAAGCAAAGAATGAAAAGAAAGGTGTAGACCAACAAAAAATGGCTAGTTATAAGAGTGATGTATCTAAGATGCAGGAGGAAAGAAATGCTATGATTGCTCAAAGTAAACCTAAGACGCCACAATTAGACCCGGATGAATTTAATCAAATGTTTTTAAAACAACAACAAAAATCAAAGAGTAGTAACTTCAAACAAAATGTTAGAAATATATAATTATTGAATCAATAAAATAAAATAGATAGAATATAGAAAAATAAATTCTTAATAGATAGTATAAGAATATCATGTCGAAGTTTATTGATAACCAAAAGCTCATTAAGGAATTCTGTGACAGTCTCGATGAAAACTATTTACGTAGCGATATCGAACTTATGTTAGACCAAGCTGGCATTAAGTACACCAAGGGTGCTCCCAAGAAGACACTTTGCTCGATCCTCACCAAGAACATCCCCTCGCGTGTCCTCGAAGCCGTTCTTATCTATGGTTCGCAAGTAGGTAAGGGTGCTGCCGTATCGGTTGTTCTTGCCCTCATTATCTCGAGCATCTTTGCCCCTGGTGTCCTTGCTCCCCTCGCTGTCGAAACGGTTACGGGTGTCCCGATTGTCTATGGTGCTCTCACGGGTATCTATGATGGTGCCAAGACGGTCCTCAAGGCCGACAAGCGCTCGTACAAGGAAGTCGAACGCAAGTAAAAATTCGAAGAATTTTTACAGCCTCGGTGTTTCCTTTTAGGAAACACTCGGCAAGTAATTTTCTGAAAGAAAATTACAGCCTTTCATATATAAATAAATTAAAATTGATTGATATAATGCTGTATAAATTATACTAATCAACAAAATGACTGCTCCTTCCTCATTGGCTATCAAGCGTGTTCTAAGTGATATGAAGGATCTCAATCGTGACCCTCTAGAAAAAGAAGGAATTTACCACTATTATGATGAATCCAATTTTATGGAAGCTCGTATTATGATTATTGGTCCAGAAGATACTCCCTACGAGAATGGATTTTATCTATTTCAGTTTTCATTTCCTAATAATTACCCATTTGAACCGCCAAAGGTAAAATACTGTACCCTAGATGGCAACACACGATTTAATCCTAATCTGTACACGTGTGGTAAAGTATGTCTCTCCATTATTAACACATGGGATGGTCCTAAATGGACTAGTTGCCAAACCATTCGCTCGGTACTAATTTCTCTACGTGGTTTGGTCCTTGGTGTAAAACACCCACTACACAATGAACCAGGATTTGAACAAGTATTGGATAATCGTTCTACAAATTATAATGATGTTGTACTATATGAGAACTATCGTGTAGCACTAGTAAAAATGATTCGTAACACACCCAAGGGTTTCGAAGTATTTAAGCCACAAATGATTGACTATGTAAAACAAAATTATACTTGGTACAAACAACGGCTAACAGAGCTATCTAAATACGATAACACAAAAGCGGCGTCTCCTGTATATAGCATGGCGGTTATTCGTAATTTTACTAAAATTCTAAAGGAACTTACACTAATTCTTACAGAAAATGGCTATGAATTTACAGTAGGAACTAAGGTAATATTAACTGAAAACGACTACAATAGTGACGACGATGATGCAGAAAGTATTCGTAAAAAGAAGGTGCTTTCTGAAACACAAGTGGTAAAAGATATTAAAGAACCGGATAGTAAAGAACCAGATGATGAAAAGAAAAAGGGTATTCGAAAGGCTCCTTCTAAACCCGCCAAGGGTTTTGAGGATGGTTACGAAATGGTTTCAGAAAATGACAAGCGTACTTATGTAGTTAAAACGATGGCGGGTGAAAAGGCATTCAAGCGTTGGGTACTGAAAAAGTAAAACACTACTGTCTAAGTTGACTCATAAAAAACAAAATAGGTAATAATTCTCTTAGTTTGTTGTATCTAATGGTTCTATCTTGTTCTCTATCAGAAATAGTTAAAGCCGAATTACTTCTTATACTGTTTAATATAAGCTTACAATTAACACCCATTGTTACTATATCCTCTATAATATCATCTAGTCTACTAACCAGTTCCATATTGATACATTGAGGATTGGTATTAATACATTCTTTTAATTGATTGTATAAAAGGGTATTTTCATTTAAAATGTCTTTGTATTCTTCTAATTTATCATTTATTAGTTCCAAAACGGTATTAGATATACTAGAATTCATTTAGATTATTGTAAATAGTAATTTATAATAAGTTAATTTTATCGTAAAGCATACGTATCTTACAAATAGGTGCGAAATCCATAATCTTTACTAAATTCGTAATAATTCTTTGGCGATGGACTGTATAATGGTACATATCCATCTATATTACTAAAGGGATTTTTGCTTTTAGGACCAAAGGGATCAAAAGTAAAATCGGTTTTATCGGGACCTACTTCGCCTCTTTGTATCTGATTTAGGGGCTGGCTATCTTCACCGACATCATATGGTTGGGTAGAGTTTTTATCAATATATGTGTTTATTTTGTCACTTTCCCAGACACCCTTATCTTCTACGGACTTTCTAATAGCTCTAACTTTCTTTTGTAGAAGGTCAGAGTTTTGCCACACTTCTTTATCGTGATATAGAAAGACTGGAGGTACGTGAACTGAGCCAGGTTTAGAGCCATATAAGTTACATTTGTCATTCATTGGGCGGTTTACTTCGCCTTTTAATTCAGCTAAATGGTTACGAATAGTTTTAACCATGTAATCGGGTTTCTTACCAGTTTCTAACGTATAATTTACCATGTGTTCTTTTCTGTCATTACTAATATAACCAATTAGGGGTAGTTTATTGGTATATTTAACATAAATAGCAATGAGTAATATTAATGGAATTATAAACAATGTATAGCTCATTCTATTTTATTGTTATATTTAATTTATGAAAAGATGTAAAAGAAATCTCATAAAATAATAAGATATGAGTTGGAATACTGAAAAACGTGGTTATATCAAAACATGGGCACAGGATATTCGTAGTAGTTACAAGGTTCGTCTAAAGTATGTATTAGTACCAAAAGGTGTAGAGGTTGAATCGCACTTTATCGATACTCCCTATAGATTCGAGACATACAAAGACGCCAGAGAATATGCTAAAGAGTTATTTCCTTGCTACTCATTTGTTGTAGAAGGTTCTGCCGATACACCTAATTTTAATGAGCGGGAATTTGTAAATCGTGGTAAGCCGAAAGAAGTTGAAAATGCCAAATATTCACAAGTATTTAGTGTTAAAGAACCTATCCTATTTACAAAAGGTAAAAGTGTAGAGGAAAAAGAAGGGGAGGAGGAAATTAGGCAAAAACTAGTTGATATTGAAATACTAAGAGCCAAACTAGATAAAAAGGAGGCCGAACTAAAGAAAAAGTTAGATTCCAATAGTGGCAATAGTAAGAAAAATACTAAGAATACCAAGTAACTTCTAATAAGTTCTAAATACTACTAATAGATTTTAGGAAATATACTAATGTCAAAAAAGAATTTGACTTGGCTATATTATCTTTATCATATTTTTCATATAGATTCTTAGAATCACCTAAATCTATATGTATCCAAGGGACATCTTTATGGGCAAAATTTTGTAGAAAAGCCGCCGCCATCATAGTAATAGAACTACATGAATATCCCTCATTTTTTACATTAGCCATACTACTATTTCTAGTATCTTCTATGAATTCATCTAGGGGTGGCATAACCCAAAAAGGATCGCCTTGTTTATCTCCTATTTTTTGTAAAGTCCATGCTAATTCCATGTGATTTCCGAATATAGCCCCATATTTGCCACAAAATACACCAACCCCAGTTAAAGTAGCAACATCTATAATAGCTTTCGGGTTGTATTTATAGGCCATAGAAATACCATCCATTAATAGTAATCTACCTTCGGCATCTGTATTGAATATTTCTACAGATAGACCACTATGACTTTTAACTATTTCATCGGGTTTGTAACTCTTGTCACTAATCATATTTTCGGCAATAGGCAATATAGCAACTACTCTACAATTAAGTTTTAGTTTTGCTATGGCTCCTAGTACTCCTAGAATAATAACAACGCCGGTTTTATCATGTTTCATATTTTTCATGTGGCCACTGGATTTAATAGAATAGCCGCCAGAATCATAGGTTACTCCCTTTCCTACAAGGACTATAGGTTCACTATTAGTAGAATTATTAGAATTGGTGGTTCCATCGTATTCTAATATAGCCATACGAGGTTGATTATGGCTACCTTTACCTACATCTAAAATACCATTTAGACCTTCCTTCTTAAGACGTTTCTCGTTGTATAGTTCTAGTACTTTAATACCATTTTTGCTAGAGAATTCTACAATGTAATCGATAAGACTTTGTGGATACATGACATCAGGAGGCATATCAATTACATCGCGAGTTTTATTTAAAAATGCCATAATGGTTTTGTTTTCTTCTACACTATCTAGTAAATCTCTAGAGGCTTTAGATAAATCCAAAGTAAATATTCTATTGTTTTGTATATTTGTAGATTTCTTTTGTTTGTATGAGAGATGTTTATAGTTGTAGTAGTAGAATGCCTTTATTTGTACTTCAGTTAGTGTATCTAGTAGTTCTATAGTATTACTAGAATCCGTGGCTGTTTTAAAAACAGTTTTAACAAGTTGTACAACTCGGTCTTTTGTTAGAGATTGATCTCCCATAGAAATTGTCGTATGACCACTCTTAATAGCTAGAATAGTACCGAGCTTCTTCTTGTCAGCTTTGAAATGATAATACATATTGGATTACTAATATTAATGTATAAAATAATCTATGTTTAAAACAGGAAAGTAAAATGAAATCGTTGGCTTTATTTTTACTATTTACAGGTTTTGTGTTTCTTACAATTGGCTACATGAATCAAATTAAACAAGACCCGAAACCTATTGTAGAATATAGATATGTACCTAGAACATTTGAGGAGGAACAAAATGAGCCACCCGTTATGACAGATTTATTTAGAACTATGTTTGATGGACAACAGCCATACATATATGGACTTGGTACAGAACCGCTTCCCAAAATTGAAAAGAGCAAAATTTATGATTACAATATTGCTCAATATGACTGAAAAGTACATTAGTCAAAATATCGAACACTTGAAGAAACAATTAGAGGCCGAACAGTCTAGTTTAGAGAGCTTTAAACGGCAGGTAAAAAATAGCGAGAATACTATAAATCATCTTAAAGAAATGATTTATAAGATTTGTGAACATGGATTTGTAGTGGATGAGAGTAGCTACAATGAACATACTGAATTTATTTGTCGTAATTGTGGATATCAGCAATAGTTAGTTGTTTTCTACGGTGAATGTAGTAACCTTATCTAATTTTAATTCGTACTTTGTGCGACACATTGGGCAACTAATATCATCGTCTAGACATTTGCGAAACCATTTATCTATACATTTTTTATGAAAATGATGATTACAATCCAGTGTTCTTTTATAGGTATTTATGTTATATTGTTCTAAACATATACAACAGTTACTATAGGTATCAATGTCTTTTACACGTTTATACCCAGGTAACTCTCTTTTAACAAATTCTGATTTTTTTAACTTTTTAAAAAGATTTACATTCATTAAGCTATTATCATTGACATCTAAATCTAACGATATTATTAAATCTGATGTTTTATAATGTTCTTTTATCGTTTCTAACAGATTATTATTTTTAAATATGTCATAAATTATACTAGTAATCTTATCTTGAATATCACTCATTATACCCGTATAAACTACTAAGAATATTATAAAAAATATTAGACTTATACTTGGAACTATATACGATATACAGTAGTTGAAGAACCCTACAAAGTAAAAGTATATACAATACTTTATATTTTTACTGTGTTTTTGTTTTGTTTGTCTTATATTATCCTATCCAACCATTTACTTCTTGGCAACTACCTTGCGAACAACCTTCTTGGCTTGCGTGGGTTCCGGCTCGGGCTCTTCTTGAACCGGTGCGGCCGGAGCAACTTCGACTTCCTCTTCTTCTTCTTCATCACTGTTGGCAATTTCAGCTACAGGAACAACAGCCTTCTTCGGAGTAGGAGCCGCGACAACAGGAGCAGAGGAAGTGTCTTCTTCATCATCGTTAAAGGCGTAATCCTTACCGATGCGAGACGGCGGGTCAATAATCATTTGCTTGAGACGCCACGAGAGACCAAACTTGCCTGCCGCTACCCAGAAACCGGTACATTCGAAGAGAGCACGAACCTTCGAGCCCATCGCAAATACCGTATCTACATCAGCGGCGGAGATAGAGACACGTTCCTTGTTAAAGAATGCCGCCTTGTAACCACCATTGGTATTATCGCGGTCGAGCTTGAGCTTCATTGTAGCCGGCTTGCCATTCGGTTCACCCGAATCCTTGTCTACAGGGTACTTGAAGCTACGCGTGTAGTTAAAGGCAATGGTGTCGCGAGGAGCACTCTTGGTCTTGAGCCACTCCCACGAGTTCTTGTGGGCCGTGTCAATAGCCCATTCATCAATGGCACTAAGAACATCCTTTAGCTCGGCGACCTTAGCGTCCGCTTCTACGCCTTGGAACGAAAGAGTTACCGAGAGCTTGGGGGGAGCAGATTCATCGCTAGGATTGACCCACTTGTTAATTCCGAAACTACGCATCCACGATGTTTGGATGGTGATCGGTGCTTGGCCTTCGGGAAACTTGTAATTTACGCTAATGCTCTTACCACCCATGTTACCCATGGGCTTGGGAGAAGCGGCGATGAGGTTGCTGGCGTCAAATGCGTTGAGCTTAAGAATGGTCGACATGTTTGTTGGTTGGTTTGTTGGGTGGGGTTCTAGTATAGTGAATAGTATTACCTTTAAGCCCTTTCAATTTTATAAATTATGTGTAGATATCCGCACTATAACAGTGTAGGTGTAGTACACAATGTTACAAATATTGTACTATGACCCTACAAAGTAAAAATACTATATTATTGTGGTAGTTTAGTTATTTAGTTATTCACCGAGGCTGTAAAATGCGCAAGCATTTTACTTGCGTTTTACTAGTGTAAAGGCACCTTCGCCATCGTTATTCTCGGGCTCTTCGCTGTCATCGAAGGCGTACTCCTTACCAATTGTAGCACGAGGCTCTACAATGATTTGTACTAGTTTCCAGGAGATGCCAAACTTACCCCCGGCAACCCAAATACCGGTACATTGGATAAGCGCGCGTACATGAGAACCCTTGGTAAAGTACTTTTCAATATCCTCGCTAGGGATAGTTGTCTTTTCCTTTGTGAAAAAGGCGCAACTAATACCAGAAGCTGTGTTCTGTAGCTTAACCTTCATACTATGAGGCTTACCACTAGGCTCACCAGTTTGGCTGTCTAGAGGAACCTTGATACAATGTGTGTAGATGGTATCTAGGGTCTCGCGAGAAAGGTTCTTGCGAGATAGCCATTCCCAAGAATTCTTACTGGCTGTTTCTACGGCCCAATTATCGATATCTACAAGCTTTTGGTGAAACTCTTGTAGCTTCTGGTTAGATTCCATACCCATAAAGGATAGGGTTACCGAGAGCTTCGGCTTGATAGAGGAATCCTTGGGGTCATCCCACTTGTTAATACCGAAACTAAGCATACGAGGAGTCTGTAGGATAAAGTCAGAACCATCGTAATTGGTGTTAATGTTCTTGCCACCAGAAAGGTTTAGTTTAGGAGCGCTGGTCTTAATGTTGTTTACGTCGAAGGTGTGAAGCTTAATCGGGTGCGAATCAGTCATTTTGTCGGGTTTAGTGTTTTTGAGAGGTTTGTATGTGTTAATGATAATTTTAATGGCTGTCAATTTTATTTTATCCCATTATATTAATAATGTTCTGTAGTAAGGAGCAAAATTATTGCGCACATGGTAGAACTGGCAAAAAGACGTGTTACAATAAGTATGAATTATTGTTAATAGCGGAAGAAATAGAACGTCTAGAAGGTCGAGAGTTAAATTTCAAACGCCTAGATGATACTATGGAATTATGGAGGGACATTGCCAGTTACATGAAAACTAAACATAATTGTTTAGATGAACTATGTTGGGTAGAGACACTAAAATTAAAAAAGATTGAGAATGTTGCTTTTAAACCTAAACTGCCTAAGGAGTGGCTAACTTGTAATACCAGTATGGTTCCTAATAACAACT